TTAGAAAGGCTTTAAACAGCCTTGAAGGTTCTGGCGCTCATCCAATGCCTGACCAGCGAGTTGTCGCGGCTCCGGAGTATCAGCAGAGATTTAGTGGAGGCTCCGGAGGAGATTATGCCGGTGGTGGTATGATTGGAATGGGAGGCGGCGACTTTGGTGGCTTAGAAGAGCAAGTAAAAGCCGTAGATTTATTAACTGATAAAGATTAGTACAAGAGGAATAACAATGAAGATTACTAAAGCACAACTTAAAGAGATGATCTCTGATGAACTAACTGGTACTTCCATTCTACTGGAAATGCCCGGTGAAACACAACAGGCGCCAGCACACGACAAGGATCCAGATGGATATGAAGGGCAGATGGCTCGCAGATCTCTATATCATATGGCTGCGCAGGCACAGCAACTTCACGATATGTTGATGGATGACGAAAATCTTGAGCCTTGGGTTCAGGCAAAGATCACCAAAGCAGCCGACTATCTTGAAAAAGCATTCAAAGCAATTACTTATGAAAAAGGTCCAGGGCAAGGCAAAATACAGTGAGTTGGAATTGGAAGCATCTTAAAGGAGATAGATGCTGAGGAAAATAGCTAGATTAGTTTATTTTCTATCTATCCTCATTATTGTAGATCTTACGGCAACGTTATTTTGGGTTCAAAACGGACTTGCTACGGAAGCAAATCCAATAATGGATTTCTTTTTTCAACATTCTCCGGTTTTATTTGTCTTAGCAAAGTTAGGATTAAGTGGAGTTGGCTTATATATTCTTTACTTTTTCAGGAAAAGATTCAAACGCAGAGTATTTTATATTCTTTTAATTTTAAACTTAATATATTTGATTGTTTTTGGATATCATTTATGGGCTGCTCTTTTTCTTCTTTTTTCAACTATTTAATAGATAATGCATAAGTGCGTAAACAATACTGCTGGAAACACTCGCCATCTTGAACAGATGGTTGATAACTTTTTTCCTTATTCTCAAAAACAACTTGGCTTTGATAAAGGCGCCTCGATCGTTTTTCAAAGTGATCAGGATAATGCCGGCAGGATGTTAGGCAAGACTGCTTACTATGACCCACAGAACTACCAGATTGTTCTTTATACAGATGGAAGGCATCCAAAAGATATATTGAGATCTTTATCGCACGAACTAGTTCATCACGATCAGAACTGTCGTGGAGATTTTACAACTGATAATGCTACTGGCGAAGGGTATGCCCAGAAAGATCCGCACCTTAGAGAAATGGAGCGAGAGGCATACGAAAAAGGAAATTTAATATTTAGAGACTTTGAAGATCTAATTAAAACAGGAAAAATTAATATCGAGATTGATTTCTCGGATTCAGGAGAACCAAAGATGTCACTTAAAGAGTGGAAAAACAATGAAATCAACACAAAGTTGATGAAGAAATGGGGACTTCTTAGTGAAGGCGCCAAGCCAGACTTCCTTGATGTAGATAAGGATGGCGATAAAGAAGAGTCAATGAAGGATGCTGCTAAGGACGCCAAGAAAGAAGATCTTGACGAATCAAACTGTGGCCGGACAGAAGATGAGGAGACTGTTGAGGAAACAACAGCACCAAAAATGATCTCTGTCCACGAGGCAAAGCAAATCACTCGTAGAATCCTACGAAGAATCAAAAAGGAGAGTAAGTAAAATGGTTGCACCGTTTATTAAAAGAAGAAGAAGAGCAGAAGCCGCAGCAAAAGAAGCCGCAGCGAAGAAGGCTGCTGAAGAGGCTGCCGCAAAAGAAGCCGCAGCAAAGAAGGCTGCCGTAAAGCCTGTTCCGGCGGCAGCACCCAAGAAAGCAGTAAAGCCGGCGCCCAAGAAAGCAGTCAGGCCGGCTCCTGAAAAGAAAGTTGTTCTGAAAGACATCGAGGAATAAACGATGGATTATCGTCGGCTAACTCGTCAGTTCATTATGAACGAGGGCAAAGGCCCTGCTACGTCTAGTTATTTAGATTCTATTTCTGAGGTTCTGGAAAATATAATGCCGCGTTCTAAAAAGGATGCGCGCCGGATTGAGATGGCCAAAGAAAGTCTAAAACAAGTTAGGCGACAGACAAGACGGCTTCAAGAGCGTGTAAGTATTCTTGAAGAGCAAGTTACGATATTAGAAGAAAATAAGGAGAGTTGAAAAGATAATGTTTCTTCTGGATGAAGGAAAAGCAAACACTCACTTAACTCACCTTGAAGAACTTGTTTTAACACAAGGTCCAAAAGGTTATGATATGGCTCGGGCATTCTTGCTTGAGTTGTTGGAAGAGTTAAAAGGCAATGTTGATTCAAAAGTAAAGACCTCCGTTAAATGGGACGGGGCTCCTGCTATTTTTGCTGGTATCAATCCCGAGAACGGTAAGTTCTTTGTTGGTACCAAATCTATCTTTAATAAAGTCCCAAAGATAAACTATACCCCCGAAGATGTCCAGAGAAATCACGGGCATGCTCCGGGTTTGGTTGATAAGTTAGTTAAAGCGCTTCGCTATTTGCCTGGATTAGGAATCCAAAAGATTCTTCAAGGCGACTTTATGTTTGATGATGAGATGATTAGCACTATTGATGTTGATGGTGAGCCTCATTATGCTTTCAAGCCAAATACTATTACTTATGCTGCTCCTGTCAACTCCAAGTTTGGTCAAGAGATTGCCGAATCAAAGTTTGGTATTGTATTTCATACGACTTATGATAGTTTGGATGGTGGGGCTTCTTTTGGCGCAGACGTAAGTGGGTTGAATAAAGTCCCCGGCGTTTGGGTTGATGATGCTTATTTCACAGATGATACAGGCACCGTTACTTTAACTGAAGATGAAGAGGCGAAGGTTAAGGAATTAGTTTCAGCCGCAGATCAAATCAAGATTAACTATGATGGTCTGCCGATGGATCTTCTTAATATCTACATTAACTCTGAGATTAAGGGTGGTCAGTTTATTGAGGATCCCGAGAAGTCTCTTGATGGTTTCAAGCGTTGGTATTCTGGTCGTCTAGAAAAAAGAATCAATTCTTTGAAGTCTGAGAGAGGAAGATTAAAGGCAACTCAAAAAGGACAGGAAATGCTTTCTTCTATTGATGATAGAAAGGAAGATCTTGTTAATCTTTTTAGAGTCTCGCGACTTCTATTTGAAGCAAAAAACATATTCATCGCCAAATATAACAACGCTGTATATAACACAAAGCATTTTATTGATGATGGTTCAGGCGATTTGGTCGCAAGCAACCCGGAAGGTTATGTTGCTGTTGATCACATTGGTAATGGCGTTAAGTTTGTTGATCGTTTAGAGTTCAGCAAGGCAAACTTTGCAGTAGATAAAGGCGCCAAGTTCCAGCAGACAGAGAGTTTATCAGTATATTGGGGAACCGATGGTTATTCTGTATCAAAGACTCTTTTGGAATGGTCTCGAAATCTTCCTTCTGTTGCAAACAAGAATCAAGCACTTTACGAGAACCTTCTTGGTGGGGCTCCAATCACTTCTTTGGTCCGCGAAGAAAGTAAAGTAAAGATTGCTTTGGCTGAGGCAGTTAACTGGGCTTTGAATGAGCAAGACCAAAAAAGAGTTATTGCTATTTACCCCGGTCGATTCCAGCCAATGGGTCGTCATCACTACGCAACTTATAAGGCACTTGCCAAACAATATGGTGCCGAGAACACATTCGTTGTGACTTCGAATAAGACAGGTCCAACGTCTCCACTAAGCTTTGAAGAAAAGAAAAAGATTATGGTGGCTCACGGGATCCCTGCCGATAAGATCGTGATGACCAGAAAACCTTATGTTGCCGAAGAAGTAACTCAAAACTTTGATCCAGACGCAACAGCAGTTGTTTTCGCTGTCGGTGGAAAGGATATGCGTGAGAGCCCGAGATTTGCGAACCTAGACGGTTTCACGAAGAAAGGCACTCCTGCTTACTATAAGACTTATAAGCCAGGAGAAGAGCTTGTAGGGCTCGGTAAGCACGGTTACATCGCAGTTGCTCCTCATGTTGAGATTGATGTTCCTGGCTTCGGTGAAATGTCGGGCACAACTTTAAGAAAAGCACTCAAAGGTGCGACACCAGAAGACTTTCAAAGTATTATGGGATTTTATAATCAAGAAATCTATGATATACTTCAAGGAAAACTTGAAGAAATGTCCGCTATGGGCGGCGGCGCCGTAGCAGGATTCTCTGGGCGCGCTCCTGATGTTGTTGGATCAGAGAAAAAGAAAAAGAGGCATCCAAAAAACTTCATTGCCGAGGATGAGTTGGTTACTGAAGTGATGGACTATTTATTAGGAATATCGGTGGGCTAAACAATGATTGATCGTAAAGAATTTGCAGAAGAGCTAATGCTCCGTGAGAACGTGCGTAAAGCTATTCGTCACATAATAAATAAGAAAGACACAAAAAGACTGAACGAAGAAAAGAAGCTTCGCTCTATTGTTCGAAGCTTGCTTGAAGGTCAGTCTGCTGTTGCTTCTGTAGCGAAGCACGAAAACACTGGTATCAATGCCCTAGAAGACCTTCTTAAGAACTCTAATGTTCTTTCTGTCGTAGAGACAGGATATAAGTCTCTTACCACTGATAAGCAACAGAGAGACTCATACCGCAACCACATCCTAAGTGCTGTGGAGAAGTCTCTTGCCCCCGAAGAGTCTCGTAAAGATGCTGGTTCTGACGCTGAACTTGAGCCAGTAGAAGAAGAAATCGATATTACTGTTTCTGATCGTCCTGAGGATGATCCGGATTTTATTGATGTTTCAGACGAAGCAGAAGAGCCAGAAGAAGAACCAGATGAAAGAGATACATTTGGTCTGGATGGAGAAGATAAAACAGGTCGCAACAGAGCATATAGCGACTTCCAGAATGTTGAGAAGAATATTTTAACTGCTTTCGACAACCTTGATAATGCACAAGACATCAGTATGTTCGAAGAGTATCTTCTTAAAAACCTTGCTTTATACTTCGATAAGTATGAAAGTGAGCTGCAAGTAAATGTTGAAGAGCCTGAGGAGGCCGCGGATGCTGTTCCTGACGCTCCGGCAGCTGCTCCAACCGAGACTGATGACCTCGTTGATCCTGAGACAGATGTTCCAGAGTTTGAGTTGGAAGAAGGTATGTCAATCAATCTTGAAAGCCTTATCGATAAGCTTCTAGAGCAGTAATATATGGCAAACCCTAATATTGAAAAGGGTTTTAGCAGAAACAAATCATTATCTAACACACTTCGTAAAGAAGGAAAGTCTTCTGAACCGTTTGAAGTAATGTTGTCTGCTTTAACTCTGGAAGAGATTATAGGATTAAAGTTAGAATGTTCTATGCGACTTACAAATGGTAAGTTGTATGGATTTAATCTTTGGTCTAACTCAGTTAATATTCTTAAAGAAGCATTGTATAATGCTGTTATTAGCATTACCGACACTAATGTTGAGATTAGAAGAATATTAGGGATCAATGCTAGTTCTTGGTTAGAGATAAAAAGGAAGTTCGACACAAACAAAGAATAAACTATTTCTTTTAATCTGTCAAGGAAAATATTTAAAAGGGGATGACCGGTTTCGACAGGGTAAATAAACTGGATAGTGCAGGTTGTGAAAGCTAACTCAATCACATAAAATATTAGTTAGAAACATATAACTGCAAACGAAGCAGATTACGGTCTAGCACTAGCTGCTTAACCCCCGGTTGTTCTTCGCCGGGTGTCCAAGAAGAACAAACAAAACAAAAACGCTTTTACTTATCTGAGCGGATCTAATCAGAACTGATATTTTGTTTATTTAGAAAAATAAACTAAACCTGTGAATGACTTGAAAATGAAGATACTTTGGACGTGGGTTCGATTCCCACCATCTCCACCAAAATATATTATTTAAGTTTTATTATTATTAGTAATATAGTTATTATAGAGTGTATAGATTACTAGTATTAATCTTTTTATTATCTGCCTGTTCCCTTACTGAAGAGGAGCCTCCACAAATAGATTATGGTGAGTATATGTTTCCAATGTCCTGTTTGTGGGATGATGGAACACCCAACGATTCCAACGACTCAGGTACAATAGTCTATTGTTATGCTCACGATATAACGTCCGAGATTATAGAAGCAGATTTCTTTTCTTTATCAGTACAATATCCTGAGAATGCTGATGAAAGAGTTAAAGTATGTGGAGAAAACTTAAACCTATACTCTGGACATTCTTTATATGATAGTATTCTTCCTATTATTACTAACAATCAGTTTGGATGTATAAATGCTTTTGATCGCATCAAGAATGACGAGTTTGATTGGTTCTGGTATAATGAGGAAAGAGTCCTAGAGTTTCAGTGGAGACCTGAAAATAGCCCTCCATTAGAGATGTATTTGGTTGTTGAAGAGCCAGAATATGGTCAAGATACTTATATTAATGGATATTCTTCAAAATCTGTTATTTATCTTAAAAAACAACTTGACTAATATATTATATCTTGTATAATGATTACTGAAAGTAACAAAGAAAATAAACTATATAAGTTATAACAGGAGGACATAATGTGTCTGAACATAAAGAAAAAAAGATTCCTGCTTTCTTAAAAACAGTTTATCTATCAAACCGAGAGATTCGTCTTATTCTAGCTGGTCTATATTCTCTTAATATGCCGGAAGATGAAGTTGAAGGTACACTTTGGAAAAAGCTTTTATTTGAAAAGCTTCATAAAAAAACTAGACGAAAGAAGAACGTTGACAAAGATTAAAAAACTATCTAAAAGCCAAAAAGAAATATTATTGTTAAAAGCACAAACAGAATTTGGAGATTATGCCTTGTATGAAGTTAAAAATGGAACACATGGCTTAACTTTATATGTATATCCTGATCTAATAGAAGATGCTTCTAGGTTAAGAAAGGCTGTTCCATTACAGTGGAACAACTTATTTACCATTATTACTTATATCGACACATTCGACAGAGATGAGAACAACTAAATGATAGTAAGAAAAGGAACAACAGTTTATCCTTCTGTGATTGGTCACTATAACTTTCACTATCCTAATACCAATGATCCGTTTATACTATCAATGAGTATTGAGGTTGAAAAGTTAACTTGGAAAACTAGTAGTAAGAAAATACCAGTAAAGATTAGTAGTCCTGAAAACTACTTACAATATAAAGTATTATGGATAGAACTGCCGGTATAGCTCAGATGGTAGAGCAGTTGATTTGTAATCATCAGGTCCCGTGTTCAATTCATGGTGCCGGCACCACTTTTGGGGATGTAGCTCAGTTGGGAGAGCAGTTGCCTTGCACGCATCAGGTCGTAGGTTCGATTCCTATCATCTCCACCATTTTAGGGCGGCTAGCTCAGTTGGTTAGAGCAGTTGTTTTACACGCATCAGGTCGGGAGTTCGAATCTCTCGCCGCCCACCATATTCGGGGTATAGCGCAGTCTGGTAGCGCATCTGGTTTGGGACCAGAGGGTCGGAGGTTCGAATCCTTCTACCCCGACCATTTACTATATACACTAAGCGGGTGTAGCTCAGTGGTAGAGCATCGCCTTGCCAAGGCGAGGGTCGTGAGTTCAAATCTCATCACCCGCTCCATATTAACATTAGAGAGGTGACCGAGAGGCCGATGGTGCTCGCCTGCTAAGTGAGTGTAGCGAAAGCTACCGAGGGTTCGAATCCCTCCCTCTCTGCCATACAATATTATGAAACCGTATTTTTACAAAGCAAAGATTATTTCTGTTTATGACGGAGATACTGTGACTGCGATCTTAGATTTAGGATTCCAGATTACAAACAAAGTAAAGATTAGACTACACGGTATCAATGCTCCCGAAATAAGAGGAAAGCAAAGACCAGAAGGTTTAAAGAGTAGAGATTATTTAAGATCTTTAATACTTGACAAAGATGTAATCATACAAACATTAAAAGACAAGAAAGGCAAATACGGACGATATATTGGAATCATTCATTTAAAAGATGAAAATGTTAATGAACTTCTAGTAGAATCTGGGTATGCCGAAAAGAAGGAGTATTAAAATGAAGAATAACATGATGGCTGAACAACTAATAAGAGCAGCACTTGCTCGTTTTGAAGCAGATAGACAAGAGTCTATCGCAGTAATAGAACTTTATCTAAACAATCCAGCCGGTGTAGCCGAGCATCCAAGCATTGTTAATGAGATTGCTACGGCGATTACAAGATTATCCGACTCTGAGGAAGCAATTAGTGCTATTGAAAGAAACTTTCTTTCAACAACCGGTCCTCAAGAAGATGAGTAAAGAAAAGCCAACACCTTATACAACAGTATGTGTCTCAGGAGGCTTTGACCCGGTTCATATTGGTCATCTTCGTATGATTAAGGAAGCATCAAAGTTTGGACACGTCACTGTGATCGTTAACTCTGATGATTGGCTAATGAGAAAGAAGGGATATATCTTTATGCCTTTTGAGGAGCGCTGCGAAATCATCGAAGGGTTTACAGCCACAGCAAAAACCACATATGTAGATGATTCCGATGGTACTGTCTGTGAAGCGCTTCGTCGTATTAAACCGGATTACTTTGCTAATGGCGGTGATAGAAAAACCAACAATACACCAGAAATGGATGTATGTGATGAGTTTGATATCGAGATGCTTTGGAGTGTTGGAGGCGGAAAAATACAAAGTTCTTCAACACTAGTCACTGACGCCGGTATGGATCCATCTCTTTTCGATGATGAGGACCCCCAACCTACTTTGGTTCAGGTGATTCAATCCGGCGATATACCAAAAACCGGAGAATATTAAAAGCCATACTCTACTTATTACAGATTGGATCGTTATGAGCCCTAAAAAAATATATGTGTTAGATACTAGCGTTTATCTAACGAATGCAGACGCAATATACGCTTTTAAAACCCACGACATTTATGTTCCTTTAAAAGTATTTGAAGAGATTGATAAGCATAAGAAGCGCCAAGATTTAGTTGGTGCCCAGGCAAGAAAAATCATTCGTATTTGGGATGAACTCCGTGATAAGGGTTCTCTCAAGGAAGGAGTCCTTATCCGTGAAGGTCTTGGACTTATACGATCTGTTTCTGCTTCTGATATAGATAGAGATGATCTTCCACCAGATTTGGATATTAAGATTCCAGATCATCTTATTATTGCTACGGCAAGAACAGTAGCGAGAGAATCTGAAAGACAAGTAATCCTTGTATCACGCGACATCAATATGCGTGTTATTGCAGACGCGATTGGATTGCCTTGTGAAGATTTTCAAAACCAGCAAATAGTTGATGATAGCGACTCCATTTACACTGGATTTACAGAGATCCTAGTAGATGATGAAATCGTAGATCAGTTCTATGAGAAGGAAGACGTTTATCTTGACGGTGTAAATCTTAAAACAAATGAATATGTAATGCTTATCTCAAACGCAAACGAGAAAAAGACAGCATTAGGTAGATATTTAAATGATCACACACCCATTCGCAGACTACACAAGGATAAGAAGGGTGTATGGGGAATCAAGCCAAGAAACAAAGAGCAATCTTTCTTGATTGATGCTTTAATGGACCCGGACATTGAGGTTGTTACAGCCATCGGTAAGGCTGGTAGCGGTAAGACGCTCTGTGCGATTGCTGCTGCCCTTGAACAGACCTTAGACGACCGTAGCAGCACCTACACTCGTGTAATCGTTTCTCGACCGGTACAGCCGCTTGGAAAGGACATTGGATTCTTGCCGGGAACAATGGAAGAAAAGATGTCTCCTTGGCTTATGCCTATTCAGGACAACTTACAGACTCTTATGGGGAATGATAAGGTAACTCTTGATATGTATATGGAACAAGGCACAATCGAGATTGAAGCCATCACTTATATTCGAGGTCGATCGATTGGAAAGGCTTTTATTATCATTGATGAGGCACAAAACTTGACAACTCACGAATTAAAGACTATCATTACAAGAGTTGGTGAAGGAACAAAGATTGTGCTAACGGGCGATGTGGAACAGATTGATAATGTTTACATCGATGCTACGACAAATGGACTTACTCACGCTGTTGAGAAGTTTAAGAATTTTGAGTTAGCAGCCCACGTAACCTTACTTAAGGGAGAACGCTCAAGAGTTGCTACCTTCGCCGCAGAAAACTTATGAGGTTAAGAAATGGAAAACGAGGCGTTAAGAGAAGTTGTAAGTTCGCAAACAGGACTTAAAGATTTAGTCGTTAACTATATTGGTGAACGACTAGCAGCAGCAGAAGAAGAGATCACAGTTCATATGGCTGTTGAAGTCTTCGCAGCAGAGTTCCCAGAGTTTTTGATGGCTGTTGCCGAAGAGAACTTTTTACGAGGATATGAGCAGGCTCTAAATGATATAGAGCAGATGGAAAAGAAGAATGTTTAACAGAGAATATTACATTCATAATATTCCTGTTTTTGTATTTGGGGAAACAGAACCCCAAGTTGATATTCCGCTTTTCTGTAATCAAATAGAAGAACTGTTACCGAGAGCAGTTCTACAAAATGTTGATGTTTGTTATATCTCGGAAAATCCAAAGTTAGATGGTCGCAACGCTGCTTATAGCGATGGTGCGATTTATATGAAGTTAGATGAACCTACAAACGAGGATATGATTGAGAACTTTGTTCACGAAGCCGCTCACGCTGCCGAGGCTGTAGATCCTAACTTTATTTATGATGATAGTTTGGTAGCCGAGTTTGCTGGAAAGAGAAGGCGTCTTTATCATCTTCTTAATGCTGCTGGGTTCGATCAAGTGCCACAGAGAAGATATGAATATTTAGAATACAACGAGGCATTTGATAACTTTCTATCGGATGTAGTTGGGTATCCTACTTTGTTGTCTATAACAATGGGGCTATTTTGCTCACCATATGGAGCAACCTCTATTCAAGAGTATTTTGCTAACGGATTTGAGAAATACTTTACAGAGAGTCCACAGTATCTTAGAAAGATAAGCCCGGTGCTATACCAGAAAGTCGAAGCAGTCCTGAATGGTCGATAATAAGAAAACACATATCTCATATTCCGAACTAAAAGACTGGGCACACTGCCCCCACTATCACAAAAAGAACTGGATCGAAAAGGTTGCCTCATTTGAGGGCAACGAATATACCGCATTCGGCACTGCTATTCACGACGTATGTGAAAAGAAGCTTCTTCGCGAGAACATTGACGAAGAAAAAGTATTCCAGATTGGCTTCGATCAAGAACTACAAAAACTTGCTGAAAAGAATGTTGAAGTAAACAATAAGAATATCGTCCAGATGCGCACAGCAGGACCAGCAATCCTAGCAGAAGTAGAAGACGCACTAGACGACTACTTTGGCGACTATGAGGTTTACTCTTCCGAAGAACTCTTATATGAAGAGATAGAAAACTTTGGTTATAACTTTAAAGGATTCGTTGATGCGGTAGTGAAGGTAGGAGACAAATATCATATCTTTGATTGGAAGACTTGCTCTTGGGGCTGGGATTCAAGAAAGAAAGCAGAGAAGTTAGTAACATACCAGTTAACTTTATACAAGCACTTCTTCTGCCAGAAGCACAAGTTAGACCCCAAAGATGTAGAAACACACTTTGCTTTATTAAAGAGAACAGCAAAAAGTAAAAGAGTTGAGATTTTTAGAGTTACTAGCGGATCTAAAAAAACTGAAAATGCTCTTAAACTTTTGTATCAGGCGATATACAATATTAAAACTGGTTTCACAATCAAGAATAGACTGAACTGTTCGAAACCGTATCCCTGTTCTCTCCGGAATACAGAACATTGTAGATAGGAAACTAAATGTCAGAGAAGATTAAGATCTTTACTATCAGTGACCACCCACTGTCCCCAAGCGGTGTTGGAACTCAAACAAAATATATGATCGAAGGAATGCTTAAGACTGGTAAATACCAGTTTGTTTCTTTTGGTGGTGCCGTAAAGCACCCAAATCACGACCCTCAGCATCTTGAAGAGTGGGGAGAAGATTGGGTTATATGGCCTGTTGATGGATACGGTAATCCAGATATGGTCCGCGCAATGATCAAGCAGCAAAAGCCTGATATTCTGTGGTTTATGACCGATCCTAGGTTCTATGGATGGCTTTGGAACATCGAGAACGAAATTAGAGCCAACGTTCCAATGGTTTATTACCATGTTTGGGACAACTATCCTTATCCTACCTATAACCGTAAGTTCTATCTATCCAACGATCATGTTGCTTGTATATCAAAGCTTACGCACGATATTGTCGAGACAGTAGCACCAGAGGTTGATTCTTCTTATATCCCTCACGCAGTTGACGGCGAGATCTTTAAACCTCTTGAAAAAGACGACATTCTTAAATGGAGACAGCAAAAGAATCTAGATAATAAGTTTGTATGTTTCTGGAATAGCAGAAATGCCCGCCGCAAACAATCAGGCACTTTAATCTGGTGGTTTAAAGACTTCTTAGATAAGGTTGGTCATGAGAATGCGTGCTTGATTATGCATACTGATGTAAAGGATCAGCATGGACAAGACTTGGAAGCAATTATTCACGAACTTGGATTAACAGAAGGACAAGTTTTATTTTCGCGAGAAAAGGTCAATGCGAGAGATCTAGCACATATGTATAACATTGCGGATGTAACAGCGTGTATCTCTGATGCCGAAGGGTTTGGTCTTTCAACGTTAGAATCACTATCTTGCGGAACTCCTATCTTAGTTAATATGACGGGCGGATTACAGGATCAAGTAACTGACGGAGAACAGTTCTTTGGAATAGGATTGAACCCGGTTTCAAAGGCAATCATTGGCTCCCAGCAGGTTCCATTTATTCACGAAGATCGTCTAAGTAAAGATGATTTTGTTAATGCTATGGTTGAACTATATGAGATGGGCGATGAGAAGAGAACAGAACTCGGCGTCAAGGGAAGAGCCTGGACACAAGATCGTTTTAACTTTGATAAGTATGTTCAAAGATGGGATGAGTTGTTTACTTCAATCCACGAAGAAAAGGGTTCTTGGGAAGACCGTGAAGGTTACAATGCATACGAAGTGAGGGTATTTTAATGTTAAAGAAAGTATTAATCAAAGGGCCAATCCTATCTCGATCCGGATATGGCGAGCAATCACGATTTGCTCTGCGCTCACTACGTTCAAGACCAGATTTATTTGATATTTATATCGTCAATATTGCTTGGGGAGGCACCGGGCAGATAACAAATATTGATGAAGAAACTAACTTTATCAACGAGTGTCTCATTAAGACACAAGTACACGTACAGCAAAAAGGTCAGTTTGACATATCTTTACAAGTTACAGTACCTAACGAGTTTGAAAAGATAGCTCCTGTAAACATTGGATATACTGCCGGCATTGAAACAACAAAAGTAGCCCCACAGTGGATCCAAAAGTCAAACGATAATGTAGATAAGCTGATTGTTGTATCAAATCACTCTAAGAAGGTGTTTGAACAGACAACCTATGATGTAAAGGATCAAAACGGAAATGAGATCAAAGGCTGGGGACTTCAAGTTCCAATAGAAGCAGTCAACTATCCGGTTAGAGAGTTTGAACCAGAAGAAGTTAACATTGACTTTAAGACGGACAAGAACTTTCTTGCGATATCACAGTGGGGACCTAGAAAGAATCTAGAGAACACGGTTAAGTGGTTTGTTGAGACGTTCAGGAATGAGGAGGATGTAGGTCTTGTATTAAAGACAAATACAGCGTCTGATTCTGTAATGGATCGAGAGTTAACACAGAAGCGTCTAGAATCTCTTCTAAAGGCTTTTGGCGAGCGTAAGTGCTCGGTATACCTAATCCATGGTGAAGTCTCTCCTGGGAACCTAGCGTGGCTCTACGAGCACCCTACAATGAAAGCTTTGATTAATATTGGTCACGGCGAAGGATATGGGCTTCCTTTGTTTGAAGCTGCTTATCACGGTTTGCCTCTTATTACGACAGCTTGGTCTGGTCAAATGGACTTTATTTGTAAACCAAACAAGAAAGGCAAGCAAGTTCCAAGAATCGTTAGAGTTGACTATGATGTAAATGAAGTTCAAAAGTCTGCTGTTTGGAATGGAGTAATCCAAGCTGATTCAAAGTGGGCCTTCGCCCGCGAGAACTCTTATAAGCGCGCCCTAACAGAATGCCTGGAAAAGGAAACTCACTATCGTAATGAAGCTGAGGGCTTAAAGAACTACATCCGCGAGAACTTTACGGATGAGATTATATATTCTAATTTTATTAACTGTATAGTTGATGAAGAGGAACAAAGAGCCTTGGAAGAAGAGGTAGATTCATTGCTTGCTGATTTACTATGAGAAAAATAATATTTTTAGCAGATTTCTACTCAGAGGATTATTCTGGAGGCGCCGAACTTACAACAGATAGTATAGTATCATACTCGCCAGAAGACGTAAAAATAGAAAAAAAGTATTGTCGTAACTTAACAGAACAAGAAGTATTAGATAACAAGGATTTTGATTGGGTTATATGTAATTTTTCTTTGCTTAATGATAGAATGAAAGTATTCTTATGCAAAAACATTAATTATTCAATTATTGAATATGATTATAAATACTGTATTTATCGATCTCCTGAAAAACATTTGGCTGAAACAGGAATGAAATGCGACTGCCATATATCCACTACCGGAAAGATTAACAGAGCATTTTATGGGTATGCAAATCACATATGGTTTATGTCTGTGATACAGAGGCAAACATATTTAAATAATCTAATCTTTTTAAGATCAGAAAAAACAAGTGTTCTAAATTCTGTGTTTAATAAGGGAGATCTTAAATTTATGTTTTCCATTAAAGATAATATTAAAGATAATAAGTATTTGATATTAGGTTCCAACTCTTGGATTAAGGGTACCAAAGATAATATTAATTTTGCTAAAAACAATAATCTTAATTATGAAGTAATAAATGGTTTGCCTTATCACGAAATGCTAATAAAACTCTCTACTTCAAGGGGTCTTATTTTTCGCCCATTGGGAGGAGACACATGCCCTAGAATTGTAATGGAAGCAAAAATTTTGGGTTGTGATCTAAAATTAAATGATAATGTTCAACATAAAGATGAGAAATGGTTTAAAACGTCAGAAAGCATCAAAAGACATATTCAAAATCAAATGAATGATTTTTGGAGTAATATATGAGTGAAAAAACAATTATTCTGATGGGCAATGGACCTTCCCTAGCGGATATAGATTTTGCTGATCTTGATGGGTATGATACATTTGGGCTGAATGCAGCTTACCGCGCCTACGAGAGAATGAACTGGTATCCGACTTACCATGGGTGCTTTGATTATCGTGTCACAGATAACCATAAAGAAAGTTTTATCAATCTCATCGAGAACACACCTATTAAAAAGTGCTTTTATATTAGAAACCTGTCTGGCAACGATAAATTTCAGTATGTAAGTCTGCAACAATATGGCACCACTAATAAATGGAATAAGTCACATAATGATTTTGTGTCTTTTCATGATAATGGAAATTCTGGCGCCAATGCATCTTCGGCTGCTGTTTGTATGGGATACAGAAAGATAATTCTTTTGGGTGTTGATTGCAATTATGTAGAATTTGTTGATGGCTCCGAACGAGACGGGGTTGCTCTTCGAATGAAAGAGACACCCAAGGAGAATCCTAATTACTGGTTTAGCGATTATCAACAGGCTGGGGATGAATATAATATTCCTCGCGGCCAAGATTTTCATAAACCAACTTGGAACAAATTTGCCTACAGGGCAGCGCATGCTGGAGTAGAAATTATAAACTGCAGTCCAACAAGCACCTTGAGATGCTTTAAGATGATGCCTCTAAAGAAAGCGTTAGGTAAATAAAATGACTATTTTTTCTTCTTCGCCGGCAATGAAAATATATTCCCAAAAAGATCCCGACAAGCTTCTGCATGTTATTTATAGAACTTCTTTATTTAATGATACTAGGGAAGATATTATTCCAGACGAGGAATACCTGCAGCTAGCAGTTATGAAGCACGATGCTGGGAGAACTTTCCGCGCACACAAACATATTTTTAAGGAGGTCCCAAGCACGTCGATTGCACAGGAGTCATGGTATGTGGTTCGCGGCGCCGTAAAAGCTACGTTATACGATGAAGACTTCTCACACATTACAAATATAATACTAGAACAAGGAGACTTGTCCATCACACTTTATGGCGGTCATACATATGAAATTATGAAAGACGATACTCTGATTTTGGAGTATAAGTCTGGGCCTTATTACGGATTAAAGGCAGACAAGGAGTTTATGCCAGATGATTAAAATAAATATGGGCTGTGGCTGGAGAGACTTTGGACCAGGGTGGGATCATATAGACTCAGGAGATTATGAACATTTAGACTCCTTTTCAATTACAGATCTGTCAGACTATGAGGATGACAGCGTAGACTTGATATACGCTTCGCACGTAGTGGAGTATTTTGATCGTGAAGAGATCCCGCATCTACTAACCGAATGGCACAGGGTTTTAAAACTAGGGGGAGTCTTGAGAATTGCTGTTCCCAATTTTCGGATGATTGCAAATCTGTATTCTAAAGGTAAGTATGACTTAAATTATTTTGTAGGGCTTTTATATGGCAAAATGCCAATGGGAGACCAGACTATATATCACAAGACGGTTTACGATTTTCAATCAATTTGTGCAGTTCTAGAACAAGCTGGATTTTCTGATTGCAGGATGTGGGATTGGAGGAAGACCGACCATGCAGAATTTGATGACCATTCACAGGCACATATGCCGCATATGGATAAAGATAATGGTATCTTAATGAGTTTGAATGTGGAGTGTGTTAAATGAGTTTCGAGGCAGTATCTAAATTTGAAAAAGAAATAGCTAAATTTTTTGGAGCACCATACGCTATAGCGGTAGATTGTTGCACTCACGGCTTAGAATTATGCCTGCGCCACCAAAATGTAAAGAAATTTTCAACACCGGTGCAGACATATATATCTGTGCCGATGTTATCAAGAAAGTTGAATATTGAACTGGAGTGGCGACAGGAAAATTGGCTAGATTATTATTATCTTGGTGGAACTAATATTATCGATGCTGCAGTGCTATGGAAAGAGCATTCCTATATGCCAGGAACCTTTATGTGCGTGAGTTTTCAATTCCGTAAGCATTTAAGTTTGGGCCGCGGCGGCATTATATTGTGTGACGATCTAGCTGCAGCCGCAGAACTTAAAAAAATGTCTTACGATGGCCGGCTTCCGGATATTCCATGGGCATCTCAAGATATTACAACAGTTGGATATCATTACTATATGACACCAGAGACTGCGATAAAAGGACTTGAAAAATTACCGGAGGCAATTGCAACAGAACCTCGACAATGGACCTTGGAGGACTGGCCAGATCTTCGTAAAATGGGAGTGTTTAAGAAATGAAAATTGGAATTTTAGGACTAGGGGTGGTTGGATCAGCTGCCGAAACTGGATTTAGAGAATTAGGGCATATCACAAGTTATTACGATCCTAGGTATGAGAACAGTGCTTTCGAGGATGTATTAGATACGGAGGTGTGTTTCCTGTGTGTCCCAACGCCACCAGACAATAATGGCAAATGTGATACGTCAATCGTAGAGTCTAGCCTAGCTTCGCTTTCAAAAGCTGGCTACACCGGTGTCGCAGCTATTAAATCAACCGTCGAGCCCGGGACTACGCATCGACTCATTGATGCATATCCTAATCTTGCCATATGCTTCGTCCCTGAGTTTTTGCGCGAACGATGCGCTGTAACGGACTTTATTGAAAATCACGATTTGTGTGTTGTAGGAACAGAGAAAGAAAATGTGTTTGAAATTATTAAGAAGGCCCATGGGCATTATCCTGCAAAGGTAGTGCAGTTAAAGCCAGTGGAGGCTGAGATCGTTAAATATTATAACAACATTTATAATGCCACACTAATCACTCTTGCTAATAGTTTTTATGAAGTTTGCGATCATCTAGATGCAGATTATACAGCAGTTAAGAATGCGTTAGTTAATCGTTCTCATATTACTAATTCATATCTACAATGTAATAAAAATTTTAGAGGTTTTGGAGGTGTTTGCCTGCCGAAAGATACATCGGCTATAGCAACCTTAGTTAGAGAAGCTGGCTTAGATATTAATTTCTTTCAAATGCTGTTGGATGAAAACGACAAGTATCAAGTAACAGTTTACGATGGAATGAGAAAGCAGTGAAAATTCTCATTACCGGAGGCACCGGGTTTATCGGTGCTCATTTGGCACAACACGCAGCAGCCGAAGGGCATACGGTTCATATCTGTGATAACAATGCCCGCGGAAAGCAGGACGAATTTGTTCATAATCTAATAGAAAACAACGGCGTAGGATTTTTTCAACTTGATCTCACACAAAAAGAAGATGTACAGCTGCTGGAGACCGATTATGACACTGTGTTCCATCTCGCCGCGATCAACGGGACAGAAAACTTCTACAAAATCCCATATACAGTTATGGACGTTGCAATTACCAGCACGATGCTCTTATTGGAACATCTCAGGGACACTAAAGCAAAGTTCATTTTTACTTCTTCTTCTGAAGTATACGCCGGAACAATTAATAGAGACCCCACGCAGATACCAACGAGTGAAGATGTGGCATGCACTATTGAGGATGTTATAAATCCCCGATTTTCCTATGGAGGAAGCAAGCTCGCATGCGAGATCCTCATAAACAGTTTTGCGGAGCAATATGGTATCGACTATCAGATCATCCGTTATCACAATATTTATGGACCCCGAATGGGCACCAAGCATGTAATGCCTCAATTTATCAGAAGAGCAATGGAGGGTGAAATTCCCTTTAAAATCTATGGCGCCGACCAGACTAGGGCTTTTTGCTATATTGATGATGCCACGAAGGCTACGTTATCGTTAGCATTGTCTGATGTGCCAGCCGGTGTATATCATATTGGCAATTCTGAAGAAGAGGTTAAAATCCTTGAAGTTGCCAAAATTATTACAGAATGGTATAAACTTGGGGATAAGTTTGACATCGAAAACGCACCACCCGGCTCGGTACAGCGACGGTGCCCAGACACGAAAAAGCTGGAAGATGCCATTGCATTTCAACCGACAATTACTTTAAAAGAAGGTTTAAATATTACGATATCTTGGTATAATAAATGGTACAAAACAATTGATCTAACAAAGATTGCCGAAGGATTACTTTAATGACAAAGCGGTTATGCATACTGCAGGTTACGCCCGAAAACCCAAATCCTGATCATGTCGAGTTCTTCAAAGACAAAGTTGATTGTGATTTTTATTTTGTTACACATGACGCGTCACACCCCGACGCTCTTCAGTATTGTCCCGGGACTACATGGTCTGAGACGAGAAACCTTTTGGCCTCTTTGGTTCCAAAAAACTATGATTATTATGCTTTCGTTGATTACGATTATCACTTTCGACCACAGAGGTCACTGGTCGTTTTAGAGCAAATACTAGAAGATCTGGAGCTAAACCCAGCAGTCCTGACATACTACCCCGGAAATAACTTGCAAACGCCATATGCCACAGATGTAGAATATCTTAACAGTAGAGACTATTCCTGCATTCCGTTTACGCACTTTGGCTTAAAGGTGGTACACCATTCATTAATGGACTGGTTTTTTCCGCTCTGCACAGACTTTTCTGTGAATATCGACGCTTGTCACATGTTTAACATCCAAGAGATTCCTTTCTTGAAAAATGTGATCTGCAGTCATAAAATGCTGTATGACAATGCGGTTAGCGACCCTGACGCAATTTACAACAAAGACGGACGCTTTTCAAAATACAAAATGGATGAGATGTGGAAGTGGATCAGAGACTCCTTTAAGAAAATGCGACTTCTTGAGTTAAACTCAACCTCCCAACAGCAACTCGATGATAGCTTGTTTGTTAAAAATGTATTCGTATCACTCATGAGAGAACAGTCTCTGGCACCAGAGGCTTCACCTTCTGATATCAATTATTATGACAAAGAGAAAATTTCTAACTTTTTTGATTTAGGGCACGAATTCTTCATCAATAAGAATCACGGACTTCATCAACAATTTGAGGTGCTGGAGACTGATTTTATCGGGGAAGTAGAGACTGTTCTCCGTCGTGAGGTTACGTTTGAGCGACTTAAAACAAAAACCAATCCATGGGGACAGATCGTAGAAACAGTTAACGCAGAGCTGAAACACCGCCGAAACATCAATATGAACGAGTGTGTGGAAATCTTTCAAACAATGAAAGATAATAGTGAACTCTTCATTAAGAACGCACAAACGAATCCCAAACTTCAAGAATATCTCAGAGACAAAAGAGTTGCCTTTGTAGGACCGGCCCCCTACTTGTGCGGACAAAAGAAGGGCAAGCTTATAGATAGCTATGATGTTGTGGTGAGGATCCAGCCGGAAATCTGGGACAGCGAAGACTTCGGTAGCCGTACAGACATTGTGCAAAGTTGTCTAAATTCCTCATATAGTGGAAAGGTTGCCTCCTTCTTGGAAGGGATATCTAAAGAGGACTATCCTCAATTTATTATTTGTAATGACACAGTGGCAAGAGAGTACCCTTACCCCGGCAGCAACCAGTGGTACTCAGTAGTTAAAGAGTACAACGATTACCTAAAAAAGTATGGCGTTCCTTTAGCACACTTGCAAAACGAGGATGATTCTTGGGAGCGCTGGGCGCTTTACTGGGAGGTGTACGCTAAGCCTCACATTGAGATGGTGGGCCCTGGGCATTATACTTACTATTCCGGAAATTTTAACTCTGGATATGGCGCTATGAACATGCTCTTAGCATGCCCTCTCAGGGAACTGGCAGTATTTGGAGTTAATTTCTACAATTTTGGTGTTGTCAAAAACATGGAAGACAAGTATAACCCTGCCTACATAAAAGCCCAAGGGCCCGATGGTACTTATTTGGGTCCGGACACGATGTTACATGACCAGATGTCACAGATCATGCACTGCAGAAATGTCCTTGATGCCGACCCTAGACTTATCTTAAATGATGAAATCAAGGAAACTCTGCATTCGAATGCAATAGCTGAAAGAATCGAAAAGTTCAAGACATTGCCTAAGATTTATCACACAACTCAGTAATAAAAGGAAAAGAAATGTCAAAAGTAATCGCCATGATTCCAGCCAGGATGGGCAGCAAAAGAATCCCAAAAAAGAATATTAGGCTATTGAACGGTAAGCCCTTAATCCAGTACGCCATCGATGCTGTAAAAGCTGCAGATTGTTTCGATGAGATTTGGATAAATTCAGAGTCTGAAATTATTGAAAAGATAGCAATGTCCTCCAAGGTTAATTTTTACCAGAGGCCGAAGAAATTCTCAACGGACTCTGCCAGTAATGATATGTGGACAGAAGATTTTTTCAAGAACGTAGGAGGAGATATTGTTATTCAGGTTCTCCCGACTTCTCCATTTATTACACCGGCAGAAATTAGAGAGTTTGTTCAAACTTTTGTTTATAACGGCTATGATACCTTAATATCGATGGTAGATGTGAGGATTGAAGCTGTCTACGAGGGCCAGCCCATCAACTTTGATCAAAAGAAGGAGACCCCTCCTTCACAAACTTTAGAGCCCATTAAAGCATACGGCTGCTCCCTCATGGGGTGGCGAAAAACCAACTATTTTCAAAACATGAAGAAATACGGCGCAGGGTATCATGGCGGCGACGGTAAAATAGGGTATTTTACTCTCAAGGGATATTCTACCATTGACATTGATAATGAAGAAGAATTTCAATTGGCTGAGAGCGTTGCCCGAAGCATGACAAAAGAAAAGCAGTTTGCTGTAAAGTATTATGGTGAAGAGCATTCTGAAATCGATGTTCCTACTATTCTGTCAAAGGATGGTGTCGCACAATCGAGTTATAATTTATCTAACCAAATGATCGTAAACCTAGAAGATATACTAGCGGACAACGGTAGGGAAGAGAGCTGGTGTCATAGGGTAATTAATAGTGAGAACAACAGTGCTACATTGATTTCTCAAATGCCCGGTGAAGGCAATCGCAGACACTATCACCCTGATTGGAATGAATGGTGGTTTATAGTTGAGGGCGAATGGGACTGGGAAATTGACGGAAGAACTTATGTTGTTAAGAAGAATGATTTTGTATTTATTCCCAAGGGCGTAGTTCATAAAATAACTGCCCGCGGAGATATACAAGCCACGAGACTCGCCATAAGTCGGGACGATGTTGTTCATTCTTACCCTGAAGGAAACCACACGAATGAGTAATATAGCCAGAGGAAGTATATTTGATATAAAGATAAACTTCCAGAAAAGCGCAGGATCATACCTTTATGATGATAATACGAGCCGATCTTATTTAGATTTTTTTGGTATGTACGCGTCTTTGCCATTGGGATATAATCATGAAGTGTTTCGGGATCCTGACTTTCTGACTGAGATTTGTCGTTGTGCGCACACAAAGGTTACAAATTGTGAATTTGTCTCTAAGGAAACTGAGGAGTTTGATCAAACTTTTTCTGAGTACTGCAGCCGCGGCAAATTTTCTAACTTTCATTACTGCTCGACTGGAGCGCTAGCAGTAGAAGCTGCAATCAAAACTTGTCTACATCACAGCAACTACAGGCCCTTAAATATCTTGTCTTTTAAGAACAGTTTCCATGGAGTCAATAGTTACGGTGGCTTCATCACGGATAGGTTTTATTCGTCTAAAAAGCGCCTTGCCGGCCTGCCAGAGATATTTTCTACCAAGTGTGATTATGATCTTAAACAAGTGGAGCAGTACCTGTCAAACAAGGCTAGACCTGTCACTTGCTTGATGGTGGAGCCAATTCAATGCACTGCTGGAGATATTCATCATGATGTGCAATTTTTTGCAAAAATAAGAGAGTTGTGCGATACCTACGAGGTACCTTTGGTTTTTGATGAGATACAAGTTGGTTTTGGTAGCACTGGAAAGTTGTGGTATTTCGAGCATCTTAATATCGTTCCGGATATGGTATTATTTGGTAAAAAAACGCAAGTTTCTGGGTTTATGGCAGTAAAAAAATACAATGGTATATTTGATCGTGAACATGTCGATCGACTTGAGGTAACTTGGAACTCGGACACTTTAGATATGATTCGCTCTAAATATATTATCCGCGCGTATGAAAAATATGACATTCTTGAAAATGTACGCTTTCGAAGCGAGGAAATAATCGAGAGATTGTCTCAAATTCCTACGATCTGTGGGTTACGCTCTAAAGGTTTAATCATTGGTTTTGATCTTAAAGACACTACAACGCGCAATAAATTTATGAAGAAGTTGTACAATAAGGGTATGATTTGTAATTCTACTGGACAAAGATCAATTCGTTTGCGTCCAAGCCTTGCCATCTCAAGCGAAGATGTGGGATATGGCTGTCGTCTGATAGAAGAATCTCTAAATGAAGTATAATGAAAATTTTTATCCCTATCAAGCACAATTCTCAAAGAGTGAAAAGAAAAAATTTTAGAATTTTTGGTACAGAGCCGCTTTTTAAGCACACTCTTTTAAAATATCCACACGATGAAGTTTATGTTGATACTGATAGTGATGAGATCATAGATCTTATTAAGAAGGATAATAGATTAGCCAATGTCGCCGCTTTTAACAGAAAAGAAAAATTAAGAGGGGATAAAGTATCAGTTTGTGATCTAATAGAAGACTTTATAAAATCTCACAACGTTGATTCTCCTCTAGTTCAGATTCATGTTACAAGTCCTTTTTTGAAAAGAGAAACCATCATAGAGGCAGAAAAGTTTATACACACCTATGACTCAGTGGTCGCTTGTAATATTTACCAATCACGCTTTTGGAGACAAGAAGCTTACGGATACTGTCCCGTGAATCACAACCCAGTAAAAATGGAGCAAACACAAGATTTGCCAGCTCTATATGAAGAAAATTCAGCCTTTTATATTTTTGATCCGCAGGTTATAATGAGCACTAATTCACGCGTGGGCTTAAATCCTTATTTTTACGGATTAACTGAGCCAGAAAATATAGATATTGACATTGAGTCCGATTGGGATCGAGCAGATAAATTAAGGAAAATTATATGAAAAATATGAAGATATATATCGTGACCTATCGTAGAACTAAGATTTTAAATAAAACCCTAGATATTTTGTTTAACAAGACAGATTTTACCTCGATACCCAACACAGAAGTAAATATAATCAACAATCACTCTGATTTTTTTCTAGAAGAGGAGTTCGCGAATAAAGTAAATGTTATTCACAATAATACTAGAATAGATAATGATACTGGTAATCTTGCTAGAAATTGGAACGAAGCACTTTTGCATGGATTTAAGGATCTAGACAACCCGGACGCTAAAATTGTGGTTACGATGCAAAACGACATTGTTCTGTCTCCTCACTGGGCATATAACCTTCTCAGGCTTCATATGAAGTATACTTTTGTGACCGGTCAATTGGGAGATAATATTGTCAGTTACCGGCCTGAAGCAGTCAAAAAAATTGGTATGTGGGACGAACGTTATCTCACGCCAGGGAACAAAGAGGCAGATTATTATATTCGAGCTTTAATATACAACAAGGAAAAATCAATGATCGGTGATTTTGTACATCAAAGACTTTTAAATCACCAAGACGCTCTGCCACTTGATACGTCCGAGTATCAAGGTGGCAACGCTGATTGGAAAGAAATAAAATCTAATGAACTTTGGGACGAAGCTTGGTATCATACTACGCAGATATTTTACTGGAAATGGAAAGACACTTGGAAGACACAACCATCATATAATGGATGGCTCGTTAATTGGACTCAAGATTTTATTGACAATCCACCCACGCCACCAAAAGTACCGAGTTTTGTGCAATACTACGGTTTTGAAAAGAATATCGAACTTCACAACAAAAACATAGTTGGCTGGAGAAGCGGCGATATTTGGTTGGATGTTGATAAACAAGGCGATATCGATATTCACCCAACAAAAGGTGGGGAGAAACTTCGAGATGATTAAGTTAGTAATATTCGATCTCGACGGCGTGTTGGTCGACGCCCGAGAATTACACTACCAAGCCTTAAACAAATCGTTATCAGATATTGATATCAAATATGTCATACATCGTGCTGAACATCTCTCGACATATGATGGGCTCTCAACAACTAGAAAGCTTAAAATGTTAACAGCTAATAAGGGACTCCCAGAATTTCTTCATAATGCTGTGTGGAAAGCAAAGCAAAACAAAACAATTGAAATTATTGATGCTTTTGGGCCAGACTTGAGGATGAAATCAATTTTGAAAAAGTTGAAATATGAAGGATATAAAATAGCATGCGCAACCAATTCTATTCGTGATACTGCCAAACTGCAATTGATTCGCAAAGGACTATTTGAACATATTGACTTTCTATATACCAACCAAGATGTAAATAAGCCTAAGCCTAGCGCGGAGATTTATATGCGATGTATGTTGAAGGCTGATGTGGATCCGGGTGAGACGGTAATCGTGGAAGACTCACACCATGGCAGAAAAGCTGCACTCTGTAGTGGAGCATATTTGTGCGCAGTTAAAAACAGTGAAGATGTTTGCTATGATAAAATTAAAGAAACAATTAATAAAGCGGAATCGCAAAACAAAATTAAGCCCAAGTGGCAAGGAGGTAAAATGAATGTTCTCATTCCAATGGCCGGCGCCGGATCGAGATTCCAAAAGGCCGGCTATACTTTTCCAAAGCCGCTAATTGAGGTAAGAGGAAAGCCAATGATTCAATTGGTGGTTGATAATTTAAACATCGACGCAAAACACATTTTTGTTGTTCAGAAGGAGCATTACGAAAAATACAATCTTCGCCATCTCTTGGGACTTATCTCCCCCGGGTGCGAAGTTGTACAAGTTGATGGTATGACTGAAGGTGCTGCATGCACTACGCTATTAGCAAAAAAATTTATTAACAATAATGAGCCCTTGGTGTATGCTAACTCTGATCAATTCCTAGATTGGGATAGTAATGAGTTTATGTATTCCATGGAAGCGGACGAAATTGACGGAGGAATGCTTACCTTTACAGCCACGCATCCAAAATGGAGTTTTGCTAAGTTGAACGCTGACGGTTTCGTCTCGGAAGTGGCCGAAAAAAAGCCAATCAGCAACATAGCAACCACCGGTATTTACTATTGGCGTAAGGGTTCAGACTATGTAAAATACGCCGAGGACATGATTAAGGATAATCTTCGTGTAAATAACGAATTTTATGTATGCCCTGTATTCAATCAGGCCATTGAGGATGGAAAGAAAATTAAAACGTTTCATATGGAACAGGGTATGTGGGGAATCGGAACTCCGGAGGATCTAGACTACTTTAACAAATTTCACGGTAAATAAATGAAACTAAAAGAATTAGAAATCATTGACACAACCCAAAAGCTATTTGATAGCTTTAATGGATTTATGCTTAGTTCAGACACTAAGGTGTTTGGAAAGCTACTGGCCAGGACATTATTAGTCAATCAAGTCAAAAACCTTCCGGGTGACTTAGTGGAATGTGGAGTCTTTAAGGGGACAGGTCTTCTTACCTTTTTAAAATTAAAAAGATTTTTGTGCCCGAATAGTGGCAAAAAAGTAATAGGTTTTGATTTTTTTGATTCTGATAAATTAGTCGAATCTCTCTCAGGGCAGGATGCCGAAGCCATGAAAACTCTATTTGATAAAAGAGACTATGCACACGCAAATAATCATAGGGACAAGTTCGACGCGTTTATAGCCTCCTGTGGTTTTGAGGAGCACGAATACGAGTTGGTAAGCGGTGACATATGTAAAACTGCCGGAGAATATGTTACAGAGCGCCCAGGGGCTAGAATATCACTGTTGTATATCGACCTCGATGTTCAGGATCCAACTTACGCTGCTTTAGAGGCTTTGTGGCCCCGAGTAGTTAAGGGAGGTATTGTAGTTTTTGATGAGTATGCTTTCCATAGATGGTCTGAGGCTAATGCGGTAGATTGTTTTTTTAATGATAAGGATGTTGAGATAAAGTCATTAAACTATATATGCCCCTCAGCATATGTGGTAAAGAAGTGATACTAATTTCTCATAGAGGTAACATCAATGGCCCGAATCCCGATCGAGAAAACAATCCAGACTATATCCAACAGGCTATAAGCAACGGCTATAACGTTGAGATAGATGTCTGGTATGAGAATAATAAATGGTATCTTGGTCACGATGAGCCTCAATATGAGGTACATAAGACTTATTTCTATAATAATGCTCTATGGTGTCATGCTAAGAATATTGAAGCACTAAAAAATTTGTTATTTATGGGAATACACTGTTTTTGGCATCAGGAGGACGATGTTACATTAACTACGAGAGGGTACCTTTGGACTTATCCTGGGAATCTTCTAACAACAAAATCAATATGTGTTATGCCTGAAAGAGTTAGTTACAGTCATGAAGAATTTCAGGTAGCTGCCGGCGTATGTTCGGACCTGATAGAAGAGTATTCTAGATGATTTTAACTTGGCAACAAATACCCTCTCCTTTGATAACTGAGATACTATGCAACTCTGGCTGCGAAGGAGTTGTGTTAGACACAGAGCATGGTGGATTTAATGATGAGACGGTGATCACTTGTATACAGGTTGCCACTTTATCTGGCAAGATATGTCTTGTTCGCCTAACAGAGATTGATAAGACAAAGATTAGATACTATCTTGACTCTGGCGCACATGGTCTTATATTTTCAACAGTCGAAACGACCGAACAGGCAAAAAAGATCATAGATTTTTCCTGTTTCCCTCCGCGCGGCGTCCGCGGCTTAGGGCTTGTTAGGCAAAATATGTGGGGAGAAAGAAGCCTTATAAGTGACGATCCAATTTTGATACCACAAATAGAAACAAAAGAGGGAGTTGAAAACTTAGCTAGTATTGTAGCGTTAAATTTTGACTATTATCTTGTAGGTCCTTACGATCTATCATTGAGCTTGGGAATACCCGGAGAATTTGATAATAATCTTTTTATGCTGTATATTGATAAAATAAATGATATACTACCAATTGAAAAAAGAGCGATTCATATCCCTACAGATGTAAAATCACAGATAGGCAAATATCCTAATTATGGTATAAAGTGTTTAGGTATGGATACGATGGCAATAATTGAATATCATAGGGAGATCATAAGAAATGCTTAATTTTGAAAATATTGGACAACGATTTGTATCGGTTGTCAACACACCAGAATGGAAAGAATTACAAAAAAAGTTTAATAGATGTGACGATATATATGTTTTAGGCCATGGCGGAAATTTAGCTATTGCTGACCATGCCGCTGTAGACATGACGAGGTTGTCTAACGGAACAAAGAATGCTATGTGTCCCGGCTCGGCGGTGGTAGCAACTTCATTTATCAATGATACAAACTTTGAACAATGGATGGTTAGCTGGCTTACTGCCAGAACAACAACAAAAACTAAAACCCAAATGAAGAGATCTTTGATTTTAGGAGTTTCGTCTTCGGGTAAGTCAATGGATATTATTAAAGCTCTGCAGTGGGGTCAAGACAACAATATGGAAGTTGCGATGATTACCTCACACGCCATCCCGGCCGAGATATCAACACTTACAGAAGTTGTTCTTGGGGCAAATTATTATCATACCGCCGAAGTTTTAACTTTGTTATTAAGTTACCAATTAACCCACGGTTCGGGTAAGATTTGCCCTCCAATTGGACACAACGCACCGGACGATCTCGATAAATTAAACTGGAAAGGTGGAGAGATTCGAGAACATAGCTACCCCGATGAAAAAATTAATATCGGAGTTGATTTTGATAAAGTAATTCACCAGTGTTCCAAGGGATTCTACGATGGAACAATATATGATCAGCCAGTTGAGGGTGTGCGCACTGCTCTAAAAGAGTTGTCTGATAAGTATACTTTAATAGTTTATACCTGTAAAGCTCGAAAAGATCGCGGTTTAGTGAATGGGAAAACAGGCACAGAACTGGTTTGGGAGTGGCTAAAAAAGCACAACCTTAGTCAGTATATCAGTAAGGTGACCGCCGAGAAACCCCGTGCTGTATGTTATATTGATGATAAGGGAATCATGTTTGAAAACTGGGAGAGTTGTCTACAGCAACTCAGAAATACAAATATTCTATAGCTATGAAAACGTTAATAACAGGGCATAAGGGCTATATAGGTTCAAAGTTGTGCGCGCACCTTCTCGATCTAGGTCATAACGTTACCGGAATTGACTTAAAGGATGGAGAAGACTTAATCAGCTGCCTTCCTGATAAAGATTATGATTATGTTTTTCATATGGCTGCTCTTCCAAGTGTTGAATATTCAGTTCGTAATCCAAGCTACACATTTAGACAAAATGCATATGCCACCTCAATTCTTCTGGAGTGGGCTTATAATCACCATGTAAAAAGAGTTATATTTAGCTCGTCAGCTGCAGCAGTCGGAAATGGTAAAGGACCCACTTCTCCTTATGGTCTTCATAAGCTAATTTGTGAGCAGGAATGCAAACTCTATTCAGATTTATACAAATTAGACACCGTGTCATTACGTTACTATAATGTTTTTTCTGCTGATCAGGAATATAGCGGTTCCTATTCAACTGTCATAAGTGCTTGGATAGAAATGATTAAAAGGGGGTTACCTTTAAAAATTGATGGAGATGGAGAACAGAGTAGGGATTTTATTAATGTTGCAGACATAATTGACGCAAACATCTTTTGTATGAATTATGATAAGAAATTTAATGGAGAGTTTTATGATGTTGGAACTGGAACAACCATTTCTTTAAATCAAATAAAAGATATTATAAATGTTATTAATAATAAAGCTGAATTTATAAATACTCCTCCACGAGATGGAGATATTCTAACTTCCAAAGCGGATATAACTAAATTAAAAAACATCGGATGGACAGCTAAAATAGACCCAACCCAATCAATATATGATTGTTTTAATAAACAAGGAGAATAAAATGAGATTATCAAATCAAGCAGTAGGAGCCCTAATGATGGCTCTCCAAAGATCATTAATGGAACAAACTGATATTGTTCCTGTCTTACGAGAGATGAACCTTCAAGTAAATCCAGAAGATCCATCTCAATCAGAATTGGTGGTAACTAATCCACCAACGATTAACTTTGATACAGTCGAACTAAACGAGGAAGGATAATAAAATGCTTAAGAAGACTACAGAGGCAAGATATTTAACAGAGGGACAGGCAAGAGAACTAATCGATGAGGTTGTTCGAACCGCGGTCCGTCAGCAAGCGCGAGATCTTGAAAAGCACTTGGGCGACATCGACAGACGCCTTAAGGCTCTAGAGAAAAGGCGTTAATGCCAAGATATCAATACCGATGCACAGCCTGTGAAGAAGTATCTACAATAAATCACCCATCGTGTGAGATAGAATCAGCATGTCCAAAATGTGATTCTGGAAGCACTTTGGTAAAACTTTTAACAAGGTTTAGCACAGGCAAGAAATCGGTAGTGAAGAAAAAGGTTGGCGCCACCACAGAAGAGTTCATAAAGGACTCTCGCAAAGCCTTACGTCAACAGAGAGACGATTTGGACAAGGGTCGTTGATGCTCACGTATATAATCTTAACAAGCTCTCTAATCGCCAATGCTTTGCTACTGTGGTATGTGGCTAGATTGTTGCGTAAGTTTATCTTTATTTCTGAGAACTTATCTGATTTGTTTTTGACTACAAAAGCATTCCAAGTATTTTCCAAGGATATGTATAGTATGAACTCGTATCACGGAGAACCTGTGATACAAGAACTTATTACAAGAATCAGAGAAGTTAACGATGAGATCTCAAACTTTAGAGAGATATTCGAACACACAATAGATGAAGAGTTAGAACAAGAGCTAGAGGAAGCACTAAATGCCGAGGAAGAAGAGCAAGAAAAATCATTACTTTACGCAGGTCCACGAAGACGCGATAGTTAAATACGCATCGACAACAGACTATGAACTAAGGTCCAAGTTATACGAAGAGTATATACAGCCTGCCTTTGAACAGATGGTCGATAAGATTATTTATACTTATCGTTTCACAACACTGCCGAATATTGATTATCTAAGATCAGACTGCAAGGTCTGGCTTACAACTATACTAAACAAGTATGATCCAAATAAAGGCTCAAAAGCTTTTTCATATTTCTCGGTTGTAACTAAAAACTGGTTTATTCATAAGATCAAGAGAACAAAGAAGCGCCTTAGAACTGAGGTGTTTATGGAGGATATTTTAAATGAGTTGGACGAAGATTTAATATCAGACGAACCAACCTATTATGAGAAGCGATCAGAGATAGAGTTTTGGAGATCTCTTAATACAGAGATCGATACTTGGGACTCTTTCATGATCAAAGAAAACGAGAAAAAAGTTCTCATGGCTGTTCGTATTCTTTTAGACTCTGCTGAACAAATAGAAATTTTCAACAAAAAGGCTATTTACTTATACCTTCGCGAACTTACTGGATTGAATACCAAACAGGTAGTCAATAATCTTAATAAACTTCGTAAGAGATATAGGACGTTTAAAGTAAAATGGGAAAACAGCGAGATTTAAGTTTAGAGACTTATATAGAGAAAACAACAACTAACATTGAAGAGGATCGGGCTATGGCTAAATCATTACTGATAGATGTTATGACCGATATGAAAGCCTCTACCGCCGATAGAAGAGAGATGGGACCTATCGCGGCTAAGTATGTAGAAAACCTTCAAAGGTCCAACGAGCAGCTTGTAAAGCTTGCCGCCATCCTTCAAAGACAAAAGACAAATCAAGTAGGTCTCACAGAAGACGACAAAGAACAGCTGTTTGATATTCTAAACGAGAATAAAGAAGATGGCTGAAATAAAGTTATCTGACTTGCCTTATGGCTCTCTTAATAATCTAGAAGATAATAGTTCCGGAGACTCTGGCGATAGACGGAGAACCGGTGCTACCACCTTCCTGCGCTTTGCTGTGGAAAAAGTCTTTGGAAAAGACACACTCGATAACGTCGCAGAACTTAATGGAGTGATTGTAAGCTATCGTCCCGTGGCATATCCGTCATACAAAAACAGAACAGCAATGTTTGAGGAGTTTGTATATAAGATAAATGAAACCGGTGATGATGAAAAACCAGAAGAAAATCCAAAAAAATATGCTTCTTTTGCTTATAAAGTATATATTCCCGAGCTTGAATGTCGTCCTGCTCCAAAATCTTTTAACGATCCGGTATTGATAACATATCCAGACATTTATTCCGACGTAGAAGGAACACAAAACTTACCTTTGGAGTTAGGAACTCTGGTAGCGGTTAAATATGAAGACATAAATAACCTTTTTAATCCAAGAATAGTTAGAAAGGTTGGTGGACCGATTCAAATCGAGAATATTGCGTCAGAAGCGATAAACGAAGCGTTTAGGAAGGGTATACCGGCTCCTTTGGGTGACGGTGCAAATTCCAACTATGTTGCAAAGTCAAAACCCGGACCTCCGACCGAAGCCCAACAGGCAGCTGCGGATGCTCTGGGTGTAGAATCGGCGGTTATTCAAGCTATCGAAGCAGTAGAATCCGGTGGCTCTGCGTCAGCAATCAGATTTGAGCCTCACAAATTTTATGAGAAGGCAGCAGAGTTCGGCGTAAGTAATACGGAACTATCTAAAATCCCATTCACTCGTAATAACAAAGTACCTTTTTCACTCGTTGCTAGCGAGACAAATAAAAACGCATTCGACCGCGCATATGCAGTTAACGCCCCACTAGCAATGTATTCTACATCGTTTGGGTTGTATCAGGTACTGGGATATAACTTTGAAGGATATCGCTCAAATCCAGAAGGTGAGCTAGCTCGCTTTAAGTCTGATCCAGAAGGTGTTTCATATGAGTTACTTCTGACGTGGTTTAAAGGTTCTCCCGGCGCAAAGACAGCAGCCAAAAAGAAGGATTGGGAAAAACTGGCTAGCCTCTACAATGGTCCAGCAAATGTTAAAAAATATGCTCCTCGCTTATCGAAAGAATACGCCGCTATCACTGGGACAACCCCAACAATCTAACATAACCTATGGCAAACAAGAAAAACCCAGCAATTAATGAAAACCTCATTCCCAAATCCGATCGGGCCACTTATGACTCGCTGACAGAAGAAGGAAAAGCACAGTATTTTGGATTTGGAAAAGGAACAAGACGCAACTTCGACGTTCCGGTATACATTTCTGTTAAAGAAGAGAAGGTTGTCAATAAAGGAAACTCTTTTATAGTTCTCGGCTTAGACAGGCCAAGCAACATATTATCAGGATATGGTGGCTCAAAAGATACTCACTGTGCTTCTATTGATATGGTTGCAGGCAGATTAGGTTATAGAGCAGTCCATAGAGACAATAAGGGAAAACTTATAAATGTCGATCCTAACTTTAAGCTTGATGCTGCACGCATCTATATTTCACAGAAAGCAAATGTAGATTCATATTTCGGACTTCCAGAGGGCACAGTCGGTAATACCACCGGAGATAGTCCTCGCAGCACGGTGGCTTTGAAAGCAGATACATTAAGGTTTGTCGCACGCGAAAATATAAAACTAGTAACCAGAACGGATAAGGAAAATTCTCAAGGTGGAGACTTAACAAACGCATCCACCCAGGCTTATGGTATAGATCTAATCGCGATGAATGATGATTCGGATCTACAACCAATGGTAAAGGGAGCGAACCTTCAGAGATGCTTAACTGAGACGATTGATGCTATTCACGATTTAAGAGAGCTTTTCAAAAACTTCCTTGAATACAACAGGACCCTAACGCAGGCTCTACTGACGCACACGCACCGTTCGCCTTTTTATGGACAACTGACATCACCTGACTTTGAAAATCTATTACCGAAGGGCACAGAGGCTCTAATCAATACTCTCACCAATGTAGAGGTACAGTTAATGCTACACATGCAAAAGATGAGCGGCATCAAACAAAACTATTTAGATACTCCCGCAGGAGCAGAGGCCACAGAAAATGATAAGGGTCTATTTATATTAAGCAAATATAATAGCACAAATTAAATATATTATGGTTATGTATAAAAATAGCACTTTTAATGTTCCGTTCTATGAAAAAGAAAGCGGACTTTACAAAGTCAAGATTAAAGTTAGTAAGGATCTTCTTCCTCTTGCTCCATTGGATGATGGAATAAAGGAGGCTGCTGTCCAAGAGTTCATAACCTCATACTTGCCAGAGTTTTATTCATACTTATTTGATGTTCAGTATTTCCAGACTAACTGCGATCCAAACTCTAATAAGCCTAGTTGTGATATTAGTATCATAGATGTTGCTTCTGAAATAAAAGATGAGTTAAAGAATCTGGTCAGGGTTGACACGAGCTATGAAACGAGCCCCCCTGGTCCAAAAATCGTTGTTGTATTAAACCTTAGGTATGACTTCGACAGTAAAAGAGAAGAACTAGAATCTGACAGCAAGATGCCGTTCTATGAGCCTAACTTAGATTTCTTTAATGAGAGAGAAGGTATAGGAAGTTCTATTGCTGAGACGACGCTCACGGTAGGGACAATCGGTACTGAGAACAAGCTTTTAAATAATGGACTAAAGACTTTTGATTCTCAGTATAAAGGTTTTGAGGGTCAAATAGACTTAAATGTTGACTTTGGGTACATGAGTATCGCCGCGACAAAGATACTCAACCTGCTAGTAACAGAGCTTACAAGACAGTTGCGGATCCAGTCTCCAAGTTATGACTTTTCGGAAGCAGATACTTTAACTCTTTTGTTCGGCAAGAAGAACGGAAAGATAGCAATATCTGGAATAAACTATCTTTTGATAGAAAAATCGATTCAAAGCGAGCCACTCAAGATAGGCTACTTCTCAATCGTTAAATATAACAAACTCTTACAGGATCCACTCACATTAGCGCTCCTAAGAAACTACCGGAATGTCTTAACATCCATTCAGGGCGCGAACAACTCAGGAACAAGTTATTCATTTTTTGATTTCTTGGACGATGATACGGTAAAAGATTCTCTTAACCGTCCCCCCGGCACCGTTTTCGACAACTTTAATCCGCAACCTAAGAAGGAACTAGACAATATACTACTAAAAGTAGCTAATGAATATGGTCTCATAGATGTCAACAATGTTGATTCATTAGAAAAAAGCTTTAAAGATTACTTTGATACAGATGAACTACAAAAACTAAAACAAGAAGTAGCGGATAATCCAGACGTTTATAAGAGAGTGGCAGCAGCCCAGAAGGCTAAAGTATTAAATACCGGTGTTGAGGTAACTAAGGTAATAGGAAGAGTTCTAGAAGACGGTCCTTTTGGTTTTATGGATCAAAACCCGGAGCTTAAATATCTTTTTAGACAACTGGGAATAGATGAACTAGCCAAAGAAGCTTTTATATGTATGACATTTGGCATGAATGTAGAGTTAGGCAGAATCAATAAGGCTGTGCAGAATGCGCTAGTTAGGTCCTCATCATCCATATACTACCCTCCCGATAAGCCAAAATCATCTCCAATCAATCAACCAAGTATTGATCTGGAAATGTTTAAGCCTTTTACTATTTCTGGGGACCTGTGGAAAGAGATAGAAAAGACGATCATCGACACAATCCAGCAAACTGTACTGGAAGTTATTAAGAAGGTTGCTGAACTACTAAGAGAGAACTGTAATTTAAATACTCCAAGATCCTCAGACTATGGCGCCAATGACTTAGTTGATTTTATAGATAATAATCCTAATCCGGAGAACAGTTTGCTTCCTACTGTTGGTGCCGGTTCTCAACTAGACCAGTTATCAAGCAAAAATGGGCTGTCAAACGAACAAATATTACAATATTTAAGTGATCTATCGGTTATATTAAGTTCAATCGATATATGCATCCTTCTTCTTAATCGTGAAGACGCACCGGACAGCTTATTGGACAACATTTTAGAGTTCAACCAAGACTACTCATTGGATGTTGTAAGAAATAACCTTAACTCAACATCAGATATACTTGGCTTTTTTGCTGATTTATCAGCAGTTGTAGATGCGACATCTTTATGTAATCAAATAGCAAATGAACTTTATGAGATAAACCAAGATAATGTTTGCTTGAATGAGGGAGATTTAGCAGACGAAAATCTACAAGAACTTTTGGATCTTATTGAGAATGGTCTAACGGTTAATCCTCCGAATTTTGATTTAGAGTGTCCGGATAGTGAGTTTGTTGACCCAACAATCTCTAAGTCAATCCCCGAGACGTTCAATGTTTTGGCAGAAACAGTTCAGTTACAGTTTATATCATCAGCAGATTCGGCAAAAGAGATTTTGTTGGAACCGGTTTTACAAAACCAGTCACCGGTTCTGGACTCTTTCGTGAACGCAGGCATTGAACCTTCTGGTTCTGCTATCAACTTGGACTTCTTGACAGCGATTATAACTGCTCTCGAAGGAGTAGGTAATACAATAGATTTAGACAACTGCCCCGTAGATCTATCAAGTGCCTTAGGATTTGACCTAAATACTTTGGAAGACGGTGGCGCCGCAGTTCTCGGGATATTGTCGGATACGTTAAATGATCCTGAGTTTACAAATGGAATCACCGGAATAGCAAACAAACTAGAACAACTAAATGATCCACAGGCAGCTGCCAACCCGGTATTTACAACATACAAGTTTAACCAAGAGTTCATAAACAGGTTTAGAGATTACATACAGCCAGACACATTCAGTTATAATGCCACTGAGTTGTCAACCACGACACAAAAATTTTATAGTTCTAGAATCACAGTTCAAGGAGTTGAAGGTGCTAATCAAGATTATGAAGATTTAGAGCTATTATTTAAGTTTGATAATCCTACTGATATTCCATTTTATCAAGAACAGTCTCTGATTGGTTCAGGACCTAGCCCCGATGCGCAATCGACACTGCCAGTTATCGGTGGTGACTCTGGCACCATTCCGTTTTTTGAAGCACAATCCGACATAGATTCTGGTCCTAATCCGGATGAGGAGGATATATTTCAGAGTATTACAGATATTGAGGATGAAGAGGTATCAGATGTAGCACAAGACGAAGCACAATCCGGTCTTGCCCGCGATATTGAGCCGATAACGAGAACTCCAAATAGTCTTTCCTTGATATACCCAGCCAGAGGAGAAACACAAAACGACTCACAGTTAAAAATAGATTTCAATCTGGATCGGTTCTATCAAAACAATGCGGAAGATGAAATCCTAGGAGGTGAAAAGTTTGCGACAGCAGCAGAATGGGATACCTCAGAACCACAGGAAGATGTTTTAGAGAATGTAAATGTTTTCGCACAGAAGTTTGCCCAACCGTTCCTAGATTCTCTTAGCGAGCAAACTCTAGATATGGATAAAGAAGTCTATTACAGTGACTTCCCGAGAGTATACGGACAGTTGGTAGAGAACGCCTTTGAATATATCTTGGACAACGGAATATTTGACGCAGCAACATTACAATCCTTAAACTTTTTTAGCCAAACAGATAACTGCCCTCCTGATGAACTAGGAGATTTTCTAGATATCCAAGGTATCATCAATCAAATGATTGAGGAATATAAAGAATCAGCTTGTAGCGGCGAGGACGTTCCATTAAGTTCAAAGGTTAGAAATGTTATAAAGTATGGAATGTATCTGCTAATGGTTCAAATACACATAGCAGAAACTATCATCAAGAATATCTTTGTTATGTCGGCATATAACATCGACAACATTCTTGACAGAAACAGTTTTGTGTTCACTTTTATAAGATCGCAAATATTACAATCGCTATTAACTTACTTTGATAATATTGAGCCATCAGCAGAAAATAGAATACGAATGGATTTAACTTCCTATTTCAACTTAAAGTCGCAAAGATCAGTTGTTGTTAATAGGGGAGGTATACTATATCTCGATGGTTCCGTCGCAATCCCTGCCGGCACACAGTTTTCGGTAACAGATGAAGATACCTTCTTTGGGTTTGATGAGATACTGGACTTCCTAATAACAGATAGGATTGATAGAAGCAGGCAAGCAATCAATAATGCGTTGCGAAAAGCGCTCCCGAATACAAATCAAATGTCGTTTAATGAGTCTATATTGAGAACTCTCCCGGGAATAACAGTTGGGAACGATGATCCTGCTGCGATTTCTAGCGCGCTGTCTCAACTGACTCCATCATCAATAGAGGTCCTAAATATTCCAGAAACTGGCTTGATGATGACAATGAAACTTTCGGGAGAAAATGCCGCGGCAGTTGCGGAAGAACAATATGAGAATCTATTAACCTCTGAAAGACAAGATAGAAATCTAGATCCTCTGCCCGTTTCCGCATCTGATTTTGGGAATGTTATATATCCAAGTCAGCAAAATCCATTAACGCAAGTACAACAAAGATACGTTAATGAAACAGTGATCGAGAATACAAATACAAATAGAATCTTTGTTCATATATCTAGCACATCCACAGAGGATGAGTATTGGGCACTTAACACAGCCAGAAACCTCATTCAGTCAGATTATCCGAATGCTGTTTTAACAGAAGCAATACCCGGGGTTGCTATATTACTCGGAGGAGCAGCAAATCCAGTAATAAGATATGGATGGCAAGTTAAGGGAACTTTAGATGAAACACAACAAACCGATAATGATTCTGGGTTTTCCGAGGTAGTCAGCGAAGAAGACATCACAGGACGCCGTTATTTTAAGTTATGGTTTAAACGAGGGACAAATGTTTATAGATTGTTAGATTTAGGGTACAGAAACGAAGGGTTTGCTCCTGTTTCATCAGATAACCAACAGACAAGCGGAGGGATCCCTGTGGGTGGTTTACCATCTATACCATCGTAGGGGTTTATTATGACAACTTATTATATCGGTGAAAATCCCATAGATCGCAATGCCGCAATCAGCAGCATAAATGAACTACATAGCGAGTTAGGATTGCCTTTATCTGACGCTGGAAATGGAGGCCCCGGTTTTAGTTTCCAGCCAGATGAACCTCATCCAGATCCTCTCACAAAAGGAAACCTAGGTAATGCCAACTCTTCGCGTCGTGAGTTATGGTTGGAGTTGTTGGAAGATTCAAATCGGACAATCCAGAGAGCAGCAGACTTATTTAGCAATACTCCGCTAGACTTTAAGCAGCAAATATTCCCAGAGTTTAATATAGATCAATGGTATACAGACTTAAATTTTCAGACAACTGACTTGACAAACTTCCTCTCATACGCACGCGCAGATGCCGAGAGATTCTTTTGGAGCGAGTTAGTCCAACCCCCAGATGACGTTCGAACTTATACAGTTCGAAACCTAATCTTAATATATCAGGTCCTTCTTGGAGATTTTTCCTATGATGTTTTCCCCAATCCCCCGGGTCCCAGCCGCCGATTTCCGTTAGATGGAAGATTAGGACGATGGACACCCACTCGCGTCGAGAACCTGTTGTTTGTTCTTAATCAAGAGTTAGATTTAAGACAAGAAGCTGTTTCTACTGCTGTATCCACACAAGAACATCTTATTAAGACTCTCGGGATTGATTATAAAGATGATGATATAAGTTTTATTCTTAATGATCAAAACTTTGATAGGTTCTTCTCAACTACATTTGATTCAGATACAATATCTTTAATACCCTTAATACATAACTTTTATCTTACATCAGAGTATTTTCAAGGCATTAACAACGCTTTTGTCGCGCCAAAAGATAGGGTATTAAGCATATTATTATCTACGATCGCAAATGATAATAACTTTGATTCAACACCAGACTTATCTAGACCTGCCTCCAACGCGGCAGTAGCAAGTTCAACCGGACAAGATCAGAATGCTGCCTTTAACTCGGCAGCAAGAGACTTTATTCTCAAGATGATTATTAAGACACCGATTGACATTTTGAAGGGACTCACAGAACTGATCGATCCACACGTTGCGATATCCAAAGTGATTAAGACCGGAACGGGATTTGCTTTCAATGAACTAGCAGCCGCAATAGATCCTGCTGTAAGAACTGCCAATGAACAAATAACTGCAGCCACAGAAAATCTTCTTATACCTATTGAGCCAAACTTAACAGGCGAAGATCTATTATCAATTCTTTTCTGCTTGGTCGAGAATGGAATGAATGCTGGACTCGAAGGCGTCGAAGGCACTCAGGCAGAGATACCAGAGAACTTCTTCCCGCGAATATCGATAGATGGTGTAGATTTTACAGGCACTGTATCTGGAATGCTAATGATGCCGCCGAGTCCTCTGGGATTGATTTATTTGCTATTGGAACTACTTAAAAATGATATTACAAACCAAACGCAAAATGTTGTTGATGCTAGCGCCCAAAATGCTAACGAAAACGAGTGTAGTGATCAAGTAGACCCAGTTACCGAAGAATCTCCATGTGGGGATACTGAGGAACAAACTTAGGAGAGGATAAATGCCGTCCGGACTTTCGCCAAAACTTCCATTAACTGTAAGTGAAGTATTTGGCCCATATAACTTAAATACAAATTTTGAAGATTTAGCAAAGCAGAATCTAAAAATGCTTATTCTTACCATCCCGGGTGAAAGAATAATGGATCCAAACTTTGGCGTAGGTTTGCGCAGATATTTATTTGAGTTAAATGATAGTAATACATACTCTAATATATCTTCAAGAATAAGAGAGCAAACTCAGAGATACTTAAGATACATTCGCATTGATGATATACGGTTTCAGATACCAGAAGACAATCCAGATATATTTCCACATAACTTATCTGTTTCAATATTATTTACAATATTGCCACTCCAACGTTCAACAGCACTGCAAATTGATGTCGACCAACCTATTTAGAGAAGTAAACTATGCCTAAGAAACTACAACCAATCGATTACACAAGTCGCGACTTTGATTCTATTCGTAGGGATTTAGAGAACTACGCTAAAAGATATTACCCCGATAACTATAAAGATTTCAACAAGGCATCTTTTGGTTCATTGATGTTGGATACGGTTTCGTATATTGGCGACATCTTATCTTTTTATCTAGATTATCAAACAAACGAGTCCTTCTTAGAAACATCGATCGAATATAATAATGTAGTGCGCCTTGCGCGCCAGATGGGGTTCAAACTAAACACTAGCCCCTCATCTTATGGCTTGCTTACTTTTTATGTCCAAGTGCCGTCTGATAATAACACTGCTGGTCCAAATCTAGACTATGCTCCGGTGTTACGGGCTGGATCCATTTTCTCTTCAACTGGTGGAGGTTTGTATACTTTACTAGAAGATGTTGACTTCGCTGTCTCTACAAACCAAGTTGTCGTTGGAACTGTTGATTCTACAACCGGAAACCCAACAAACTATGTGATTCGATCACAAGGTAGAGCAGTTTCAGGACGAACCTTGTTTAAAGAGACCACGGTAGGACAGTTCCAGAGATTCTTACGTGTAGATCTAGAAAACAGTAGAGTAGCAGAAGTGCTCTCTGTTACTGATACAGAAGGTCATGAATACGTTGAAGTAGATCACCTATCTCAAAACGTTGTATACAAGGCAATAAGAAATACGAACACATCAACTAATTCTACTGTTAGAAACATTCTCAAAGCAGTTCCGGTTGCCAGAAGGTTTACAGTCGAAAGAGAAGGAAACAAAACATACTTACAGTTTGGGTATGGTTCTGATTCGGAGTTGTTGTCCAACTCGGTAGCGGATCCTAGCAATCTTGTTTTGGATTTGAATGGCAGAACTTATATAACTGACTTGGATTTTGATCCAACAAAACTTATAAGCACCGATAAGTTTGGAATCGCACCAGCAGATACATCCCTAAGAATAGGTTATAGAGTCAACTTAACAAATGATGTTAATGCTGCTGAAAACACCATAGTCGGTGTTGATCGTCCTATATTTAGGTTTGCCTCGCAAGGGTCACTATCGCAGGCATTAAGAAATGGTGTTGTATCATCTCTGGAAGTGCTAAACGAGGAGCCTTTTGTTGGTGATGTCTCGCTACCTTCCACATCAGAGGTTAAACAAAGAGTATTTGGATTTTACGCAACTCAAAATAGAGCAGTCACAATCCAAGATTACCAGTCCATTTGTTATGGAATGCCAGCCAAGTTTGGTTCTATTAAAAGAGCAGCTGTAGTTAGAGACTTTGATGAGTTTAAGAGAAATCTTAACATCTATGTTATATCACAAAACACTAGTGGAAAGTTGCTACCTGCCAACACAACACTTAAAAACAACTTAAAAAACTGGCTTATACAATATAAGGTAGTTAATGATACTATTGATATATTGGATGCGGAGATAGTAAACTTTGGGATTAACTATTCCGTTGCGATAGATCTAAACACCAACCGATATACTGTTATTAGCCGAGCAAACAACGCGATTAGAGATTTTCTAATAAAGAATCAGTATGATATAGGCGAGTCTATTCTAATAACAGATTTCTATAAAGTTCTTCAAAAGGTGAATGGGATTATTGATGTTGTTGATTTGGAAATCGTTGGGAAGAACGGTGCATCTTATGCGAGCACATCATTTAACTTTACAGATAACCTATCAGCAGATGGCAGAAGAATAGAAGGCAAGAACAATGCCGTGTTTGAACTTAAGTTTGCCAACATTGATATTAAGGGAGCTATTAGATAATGGCTATTTTAAGATATACTGCTAGCGCAGATAATACAATTACAAATGCTTATGAAGCCAATCTTGTAACTAGAGGTTCTGGCTCCAATATGGGTTATGCCGATTCTCTAGAAGTGTTTTCTATTTACGGACAAGAATCTGGTTCAACCGGACAATCACAGGAACTATCCAGAATATTGATTGAGTTCCCAGTTTCCAAGGTTTCTACCGATCGCACAGCAGGCACAATACCAGCATCTGGTTCAGTTTCATTCTTTTTAAAGATGTCCAACGCAGAGCATCCATTTACGCTACCACAGGATTTTAATTTGGTGGTAGCACCAGTGTCTCGATCATGGTCTGAGGGTACTGGACTTGATATGGACGAGTATAAAGACCTAGGAGTATCTAATTGGATAAAATCTGATAGTTCTACATCTTGGACAGATGTTGGAGGTGACTACAGAACCGCCTCAAACTATAATGTTAGCTTTCCGCAGGGTTATGAAAATCTAGAAGTGGATGTTAGCGATGTAGTAGAAAAGTGGATCTCTGGCGCTGACCCAGCTTTTGCTAATAACTACGGTTTTGGGATTCGCCTAACAGCATCTCAGGAAGCTTATTTTTCATCCTCCACGGGCGCCGACGTGGGCCCGGTAATCCAGAACACTGTCGGGGCAACTCAATCATATTACACAAAGAAGTTCTTTGCTCGATCGAGCGAGTTCTTTTTTAAGCGTCCTGTTTTGGAAGCGCGCTGGGACTCGCGTGTCCAAGATGACAGAGAGAACTTCTATTTCTCTTCTTCCCGCGCGCCAGCAGAATTTAACTTAAATAGCCTGTATTTCTACAACTATGTAAGAGGTGGGTTGAGAAACCTCCCATCAGTTGGCACAGGAGATTTATCAGTATCTTTCTACTCAAGTTCTTTTGGAACACCAACCGGATCAGCAATCGCATTATCAGCAGGAGGGAGCACGGTCTCTGCCGGCGATACAAACGCTACGGCAAGTTATGTGAGTGCCGGCATCTATTCTTGTGATGTAGCTCTTACGGCGGCTTCTACACCCCTTCAAGAGATACACGATGTATGGCACTCCGGGGGAGTAGAGTTCTTTACTGGCTCATTCTATCCAGAGTTGATGCCAACTTACGATAGTGCCCCAACATTCAATAGGATTACATCTTGTAGAAATCTTAAAAAGAAGTATTCGAGACAAGATACAGCAAGATTTAGGTTCTTTGTTCGCGATAGGAACTGGTCTCCAACGATTTATACAGTTGCGACCGCAAACAATCCAACTGATGTTATTGAGAGCGCTTCATACGGCGTATATCGCGTAACAGATAATCTGTCAGCAGTCCCTTATGGAACTGGTTCGGATTACAGCACTTACTTATCCTACGACAAAGAAGGCAACTACTTTGATTTAGATATGTCTCTTTTGGAAGCAGACTATATGTATGAGATAAGATTATCTTATTATAATGACAGCATTAATTCTTGGCAAGAGCAACCTCAAACGTTCAAATTTAGAGTTGAAGAATAGTTAAAGTATGAGCTTAAAAAAGTATTTTGAGATAACAGAAGACATAAAGTCTCTGTCAGGTAAAACAGCGGAAGAAATCGGCTCTCAAGTAGAGTCGGCTGAATATCACGTACAAGACATTATCGAGGAAGAAAGGTATATCCCTAGGGTAGACTTTTCTGATCCTGCTAACTTTGCTCGTTATGGCTCGGCTGTCGAATACTATGATCAAGCCATTAAAAGAATATATAATGAATATCCATACGATGGCTCATTAAGAGAGCGCCTTGAGTGGCAAAACGAATCTACTTACATTGATTTACATATCTATGACAACCTATACCCTAGAACAAACGGGTATGCGATCATCTCAGCAGATGGTTGGGGAACACAAGCTTCCACCGCTGATGGGTATGGATTATCTGGAGATTTAGAATACATTTATGTAAAAGGTGGTCCGAACCCTAATCCAAATGGTTCCACACCGCTTTCTACACAGTTCACAGGTTCTAACTATTACGAGCCAGATAAAAACAGAGTCTCAAACTTAGAGATTGATTTAGCAACCCAAGGTGCTTCCTTGGAGTTCTGGCTCAATAAAGCCAGTTTTATCACCAGTTCCACAGAAAAAGAAGTTCTCTTCGATCTTTGGAATGGCGAAAACTCATCTTCTGCTGATTATGTTAGGTTTAGATTAGAACTTTCTGGCGCTACAGATGGTTTGGATCCATTTCTTCTTACGATTTACTCTGGTTCAACAGGATTCTACCAGCAATCTATTGCAGCAACTACATTTACAACAGCATCGGTTGCTGATAGTAACTGGCACCATTATGCTGTAACAGCCAAATCAGCATCAAGTGGCGTAACTACAAGATTCTATGTAGATGGAGATTTAAATAATGAAAGCACTCTTGGGACTTCCGGCATTGATGATACGGATAGTTCAAGCCTGAGAGCATACATTGGTGCTCTTATTGCTTCGCCTTCCGGCTCAACAGCAGCAGTAGGCGCCGGTAAGTTATCTGGATCAGTAGACGAACTTAGATACTGGAAAACGCAGCGTTCTTCTAAGGAAATAGGTCGCTTTTGGTTTACTCAAGTTGGAGGTGGAGTCAACACCGATCCAACGCCGTTTACAACAACAGAAGAATCTGCCAATGTAGACTTGGGAGTTTACTTTAAGTTTAACGAAGGAATCACGGGAGTTACAGCAACTGATAGTTCAGTTTTGGATTACTCTGGTCGTTTCTCGAATGGTGCCTGGACAGGTTACACCACTAACTCTAGAAACACCGGTTCCGCGATTGTTCTTTCAAACGCAGCCATAAGTGAGTTCAAAGATCCTATCATTTACTCTTTCCACCCAGAAGTGGTGTCATTATCTTCGGGATTGGAATCCTCTGGATCGGCTCACGATGTTAATAACAATGCGTCCATATACAACTCGATTCCTTCATGGATTACAGAGGAAGATGTTGAGGGATCAAAGAATGTTAAGTATCTAACGCAAATAATCTCCAGTTACTTTGATACATTACATCTTCAGATTGAGAACTTAAACCAACTTAAGAATATTCAATACCCTAGCGGGAGTGATAAGCCACTACCATTTGCTGAAAAACTATTATCCTCATACGGTTTTGTGGCACCAGAGATCTTCTTAGATGCTGATGTTCTTGAGAAACTAGCCGATAGAAGTGAAGATCTTGTATACGAAAAGTCTTTACACGATACAAAGAACATTATCTACCAGAACATTTACAACAACTTAAACTACATTTACAAATCCAAGGGAACAGTAAAGTCGTTTAGAAACTTGATTCGCTGCTTTGGTATTGATGACGAACTTATAAAACTTAACATGTATGCTGACAACGTTCAGTATGAAATGCGAAACAACAGAAGAAACGTCGTCGTCGCAGATAAGTTTGCTAACTTTAATACTGCCGAGAACAAATCTGCGACAGTATACAACTATACGGATTCTTCAAATTCAAATTCTGTTGGCTATGTAACGTCTAGCACAAGTTTGTCCGATGGGTATGCTACTACATTGGAAGCAGACATACTATTTCCCCTTAAGTTGGACGAATCTTCAACTGTTTATGTTAATACTAACACTATAAGCGCATCACTATTCGGCGTTCATACAGCAGTAAATACAGCATCTGATACAACGTGGGCTGCATCTGACGCATCAAACTTCCAAGTTTATGCCGTTAGAGATGAGTTGGATTCTACAAATGTTAAGTTTGTATTAACCGGCACTGCTGGCGGATCCGTGCCGGAAATATCGTCTGTCTTATATGAGGATGTGTATAACAACACAACTTGGAACCTTTCAGTTAGAATAAGGCCAGAACAATATCCATTAAGAGGTTTGGTCGACGGCACTAACACAAACTACGTTGTTGAACTTCACGGCGTTGAGACCGATTCGGGAGAGATTCTAGAGCAGTTCACAGTTTCTGGAACTGTAACGAATCCACCAGCAGCATTCGTTACCGACAACAAGAGATTTTATATTGGAGCACACAGAACAAACTTTACCGGTTCTGTGTTAGAGACATCGGATATAAAGGTTAATGCTTGTAGATATTGGCTTGATTATATTCCAGATGAAGCTTTAGCAGCACACTCGCTAGATACTGAAAACTATGGAGCACTGCAGCCTCATCTTTATGCCTTCCCGTTTAATCCATCAGCTTCTTTTGGAGACGTAACACAGTTTGATACTCTAACATTTAACTGGGAGTTCTTAACTAATACTGGTTCTAATGCACTAGGGCAACTAGTAGTTGATGACATTAGTTCTGGGTCAGCCGATTTTACAAGATTTGGTGATTTAGGAAATATCCTAAACAAGCAACACACTGCTAGGGGTGACTTCTTTAAGGCATCCTCCACCACAGCAATAGATAAAGATTACGTTGTATCTTCTAAACTTAATCTACCAGAGAACATGCAATCAGAGGATATGGTTAAGGTTCTATCAACCGAAGACCAAGATGTCTTTACAACTGAGTCAAGACCGATAAACTATTACTTTGCTTTTGAAAAGAGCATGTATCAGACGATCTCTGAGGAGATTATCAACTACTTTGCAAACCTTAAAGATCTTCACAACTTAATAGGAGATCCCGTTGAAAGGTTCCGTCCCGAGTATAAACAACTTAAGTTTATGCGCCAGAAGTTCTTTGAAAAGGTAGGCAACGATGAACTAGACTTTGACAAGTTCTATGAGTTCTATAAGTGGTTTGACTCTTCTTTGTCTGTGATGCTCGGTCAGCTTGTCCCAGCATCAGCCGATTTCTCCGATAATATAAAAACTATTATAGAAAACCACATTCTAGAGAGATCAAAATACAGAAATATATTTCCTTTCCTTGAGAAAAAGGGAGCAACAGATGTATCTGGGATTGTTGATACACCTAATGGGGAGTATCCATCAGATTCTAGTCATCATGATTTAGCAGCAGGCTCTGGGATAAACTCTGCCACCAAATTGACAAAGAGACAGGTTGGGTCATCCAACTATCTTCAAACTAAAAGGTGGAAGTTCTTACACTCCCCGGATGAATCAGCAGATCAAGAAAATGCTAATCTACCATGGCAAAGATATCGCAAAGAATCGACATCCTCAGATAGAACTGGCATTCTAGACGCAGTACGTTCTGGTTATAACAGAAGGATTGGATCACCAGTTAAGCTGTCTGTACAAGCGCAGACGGCACTCGCTGGTACATCACGACATCAAAGCAACAAGCCTGATTTTGCTTTCGCAGCCACACAGCCTTATGGTCCTCTTGTAGCGACATCTAATATTCCAAAAAATATTATGTTGTCCTTTGATACGGATGTGGAAGAGTTGATTGATACACCAGACGTATACTCTCCGGAAGCCAAGCAAAGACTTGGCTTTGGATTGAACCCGTCAATCAACAGAGGCGACAACGATAAGTTAAAATTTGATGGCAATATGTATGCCCCGTTTAGCTTATATAGCTCTTCTGTTACAACAGGATACAACTCAGTAGTATCCGCAGGATATAAGTCAGGCGTAACTGTCACAAACTTACACAATGACTTTGTTAATAATACAGATACTCCATTGCAGGGTCCATTCACAGAGAAGTTTGTTGGCGGAAGATATTATCGACATACAGAGTTGAATGCCGGCACTGACACTCGCGAAAACAGAGCAGAAGGCTTCCGCCTAACTCTGGGACTAGACACTGGAAGCGCTGAGATACCGTCTGGTGCGGTTGGAGCATTAGGCATAGTTCCGCCAAACTATCCGTTTGCGGACTCTCCAGCCGGCTCTGCACCCCTAGGATGGTTGGCTGATCTACCAACAGCCCAGAGGTTCAGAGATGAAACGGCAAAACGTGCGGTTAATATTAAGAATATCTTAATGACAACTGCTTCTGCCGGCACAAGATTGTCGGGAACAATAGCCCACAACGCAATCGGCAACTACCAGAAGAACTATCAAGTTATTCAGACGGCAGGTCGTTCTATCAATGATCCGTTTTTCCAAGATCAATCATTTGATTTTGCTCTTTATCCAGAGACACTAGCGACAAGAGGGCGCTTTCCGCTTTATTACGCAGTATTGTCACCGGCTGTAAAAGCGACAGGTACTATTGGACTTCTCAATAATCCTCCATCATCATCCGTTCAAGCCTTTGATATACCGTTTTTAAGAAATGATGGAGTTGTTCAAAACATAGCAATCTTTTTTACAACAGCGTCTACTGATTTCTCAGGTTATCCAACCATACTTGTGCAGGTTAAAGGCTCACTCACGGTTACCCGTGATATTCTTCAGGACGCTTTAGATGACTCTCCTTTTGGAACTGTTTACGGCGGCACCACGAGCGCTAACGGCGCCGATACGATTGATATAGTACAAGGGGCTGGTGGCGTATTAGGTAATGGAACTATCACAGATGACAGCTCTGGAAACTTAAGGGCAACCGGATTCACTGGCGGCGCCGATGCTATAATAGATACCGGAGAAGATAACGCAAACACAGGAGGCAACCTAAACTACGAGCTTCCAAACAGAACCGGCGCGAACTCAAATGAAACTGTCATTGTTAACCGGTTCGCTGGTTGCGGCTACGAGGTGATGTCCCGGGGCTATATGGATCCTGCTCATGAAGAGTTATCTGTATACAATGTATTACCTTACCGAAACCTTTCTGTTAGAAACTATGGCTTATCCGGCTCTGCGTCAGTTGATCCAACTGCTGGAAGAACTGTCACGATTGTTGATCAGATTGGGAAGAATCGAGGTCTTGATCAAAGAGCCACACTTCACGCTGGTCCATTTGGTTCTGATGCAGCGTATGGTTCCGTACCGGCTAACACATATGTTACAACTCCTTCTTGGCATAAGACTAACAGAAACAGACGACGACGTATTGCCTCTGCCTCTGCGGGATATTTCACACAAGAAGTATTTGACAACTTATTCGTTCAACACGCTATCCCGCGTTCTACACAGCAGTACTCCTGGGTTACAGCTTCTCTGGCAGTGGGACAGATTATCTATGGAAATGATAGACCATCTTGTTTTAGTGCGAGCACTTTAAGTCAACTAATCATATCAGGAACATATGAAGATACTACATTTGTTGGATTAACAACTGCTTTGGTAGATCCAATAACCGCTTCTTCTCACACAATAGGTTTCCCACTTGATTCAAACTCTGTATCGGCTTATGTTAACGCAGACTATTGGCACGGATCAGCATTAGATAACGATGCCGATTTGTTGAATGTTCTAACTACAATGCGTAACGGACCATACGGATACCCAACTTGGAAGCAAATCCGTGCTGGTGAGACAAAGGTCGCGAGAAACTTAAGAGAAACAAACCAGATTGGTTATCTAGTCCCGCCAAAACGTTTGCTTGATTTGAAAGATGGACCAAGTTTAGGATTGAAGCCAAACACGTTTGTTGACTTCACAGAAGCTCCTATCTCGATGAACTCTTCTCCAATAACCTTTATGTTGGAAGACAACACATCAGATTCTAATGTAGCAAACAATGTTATTGTTGATGCTCCGTTTAGAAACGAGATCGATTACTTCTCACACAATGAGTTAAATAACTTCTATGGATTAAAGTCTAATGTCGACAGACTTAAATCTTATCGCTCTATACTTGACTTTACTTTAAGTAGCAGCATGAGCGTAGCAGTTTCATACACAGAAAATCTATATCCATCAGATATCAATATGTTTGATGATATAGTTCGTAGAAGAACAAACTTTACTATCACAAACATTTGGGATGATGATAGAACCAAGCGCTCTGTCACATATGGCGGGGAAGATAACTCACAGGGAGTAGCCATTAATTCTAGTTCAACTTGGCCTCTTGATGGTCACTTAAACTTTGCTACAACATCGTCTGTTAGGACTGATGATGGTGCTGGTGAACTCATGAACTCTTATTCTAGATTTGGTCTCCAAACTGTCGCAAATATTAGACCAGCGGCAACCTATGCTGCCCGCGTGCCCGCGGGATCATCGAGTGCAGGGGGCGATAAAGTTTATGCCGGCGATGCTCTCTGGGAAGCAGGAACGCAATCAGGCAAGAAGCCATATGAAGATTACTCTACATATGCTGAAAAGATTGCTTTGGTAGGAAAGGATCACTCAATAGTCCCAGAGTTTAGAATCAGTGAACTTATAGAGACTTATGTAGAAGATAATGAGGGCGATTTCTTAGTTGATATTGATAATGTGTTTAGCCTGACTGGGGCTGCTATCAGTGATAGTTCCCATACTGATTTCTACAAGACTTATTCAAACTCTGATTTCTTAAAGTATTTCTCTGTTATTGATGAGGATCTAAATGAGCAACGTTCTGGGATTCTTAAGATCGAAAGAGATAAGGTTTCTCTTCGCTGTAACGCTCTTCTTAAGTTCCTACCATATAAGGGATTCTACCCGGCAGAAAGAACAGTAGAGTTGGCGTCCTTATTCTCGCGGTCTTATGCTCCATATGCTGAGGTGTCTGATGTCGGATCTGCGACTCGCTCTCAATCTTATAGAACACTTTTAGAACCATTATTTTCACCGGGTATCTTATTTAATACGATCAAGTCTGGCATTGGTGTAAGCAGTTACGTCCTAGCCAATACTGGTACTGTCGCAAAAGATATTACTGCCAATGAATCAATTCCGGTTACTTCCTCTACAAACACGAGTTTATTTGAGGGTATAGTTAACTACGGCGCACAAATCTCTCTCTCATCGAACAACCCAGCCAGCGCTGGCACAAACGGCTATTACATCCAAAAGATGCCTTTTGAGTCTCTATATCGTCCTTTGAGCTATTTTAACGAGAACTTTATAACCGGCTCCGGAGCTTGGTATGACACCGGCGTAGCAAATGATGAACTTCTTGATAGTGGCGGCTCCGGAAATGTATACATGAAAATCAATGCCGGCAAGAAGTTCTACGAGCTAGCAATCGACAACTTCTTATGTGAGACAACTAACTTTTTCACAAATGGAATGTCGGGCATGTCCTCCAAAAGAGAGGACCAATTTGAGCCGGTTGTATCGGGATCAGAATACAGAATGCGTCTAAAAATGTTTAGAACTTTGACTACTGATCTAGAAGTAGATACGAGTTCTTTTGATATGTATTCCCGCGAAGGCGCCTTTGGGTACCCACTAGGCGGCAACAACCCTAACCAGACGCGATCGTACTTTACACATGTAACTGCCCCTTACTGGTCTGGTTCGGCAGATATAGAGTTTGTATATACAGCACAAACTACGGGTGTACCGACTCTAGAAGAGATATTATCAAACACCTACTTTGTATATTCTAGACAAGCAAGAGATGGATATCCCAATAGAACAGCGATGTACATGGATTCATGTTTTAATTTTAAACAGTATTATTCCGAAGTTCCCCGAGGCACAGTTTCTCCTCAAAAGCGCTGGTTAATTCAGCCAAAGTTTGAAACCCCAATATTAAACTTTGCGAATGCTGACAGCACAAGAACAACGGGAAGTTTTGTCGGTGGAGGACTTTCAACAGCAGAGCAGATAAAAGTGAAAGGAATGTGGCATCAATACGGCATAATCCCGACCGGTTCACAAGAAGGTGTATTCTATGTGGTTGAAAAAACCGATGGAACTGCCGGTATATCCAATGCTACATTTAACTTTACTGATTTTAAATCTTTGGCTGATGTAGTCGGAATAGACACGGGAATCCCACAGCGAGTAGGGGAAGTTAAGAAGCAAAATGTTCTTGAAGAAGCAGTGGTTGCGATTCCATTCAAGACAGTAAACAATAGAAGAAAGTTCTTTGGCATCAAGAAAGATAATGTTGAGTATGAAAACATTAGTCAAAAACTAGAGAAATATGTATTCCCACCAAAATTTGACTTTGTAACGAATGCGACAGTTAAACCAATATTGATGTATGCTTTCGAGTTCTCGGCAACGATAACACAGCAAGATATCGCTGATATGTGGCAAAACTTGCCGCCAAACATTAATGAAAAGTTCGAGCAAAAAGAAGTAGTTATCGATGATAAGCAAGTTCTTGATTTACTCGTTGACAACTCTGAGGATATTCAGTGGCTTGTTTTCAAGGTTAAGAAGCGCGCCAAGAAATCTTTCGAGAAGTACAGAAGATCATTAGTAACAGAAGACACTTCTGCTTTCGAAGACAACATTGGCGACTATTCATATAACTGGCCCTACGATTACTTCTCATTGGTCGAACTAGTTAAGATGGATGAAACAGTTCAGTATGCTTCTAAAGATGTTGCTGGCGGTCCCCCAGTAGTAGCTGTAGGAAATGATACATAATGGAGTTTTTTAACAAAAAAGAAGAAGTTCTTGAGGTTATGCTCACCAACTATGGACGAGATCGTCTCGCGGCAGGACAACTAAATCCAACTTATTACGCCTTCTTTGACGATGACGTAATGTATGATGTTAGTGGCTCTGGATATACAGAGGATCAGAACGATGCCGAACCAAGAATCCAAAGCAACACTCCAAAGTTAAAAATCAATCCAACTAGGGAAGGCGCAGAACTTCGTGTAGGAAGGTTTGTAGATTCTATTTCTTCTTCGTTTAACTCATCTATTGGAGGACACACATCAGATCCTGCTAATAATGTCGAGTTCTTTAAGAGCCAGCCCTATGGTGATAAAGGATCCATCGATGCGTATCCATTAGGTCGCTCTTCTTTAAACATCAAGTATGCTCCCGCTTGGAATCTACAGGTCTTATCAAACCCGACAGCCTCCCAGGCACAAAGATACTTAAGTGATGAAGGATATATCGAGCACATCCCACAGATTGATATAAACATTGATTATGAAACTTATTTTAAGCAGGGGGAAATAACTTCTGATTCTATTACCGGATACTTGGGTGATGAGAATATCTTTTTGGCATTAAAAGAAAACTATTTAATGATAGAATTGCTTGAGGAAAATACTAATTTTGAGAAAAAGAACTTTGAAATAGAAGTATTTCAATCAAGTTCTACGGGATATACTCAAATGTCCTTTACCGCTGAAAGCGACACAGAGATAGTTAGCTCAACTCAGGATAATGTTGAATACTTTATGAATGTTTTATTTGACGGCGAGATTCCTTTGGAAGTCATTCAAGAACTAAACATCAATGATTCGGCAATAACAACAAATGCCAGCAGGATTAAGTTAAATAGAGACCTATACTCTACTGAGAATGAGGAGCCGTGTTAATGACTATATCTATTGGTCCATACAAAAGTAGCATACCTTTCATTAACATACAGGATGTTAGATTTAACACGGATTCGAACGGCGACTACGCTGTAACTCTAGGGATCTCTAATGAGCAGAAAACCCTATTAAGAAAGAAAAATAAAAAGTTTAATAATTTTATATATTTTTCTAACTCTAAAACAGAGATTGAGTTGTTAGCATCAGATCGGGATCTACTAAAACAGACAATAAAAAACAACTCCCAAAACAACTATGCTTTTGCGCCCTCGTATAAGGATTATACAGTCAAAGCCAGAACAGAAAAAAGCAAAGATATCTACAGCTTTTTTTACCAAAAGAACTTTGTCATACCGCAAGCTAGTGATTTATATGTTTTAGTTTGTTCAACGTTGGAAGTTGGGCAGACAATCTTGGTAGGGAATGTTGTTAAAGAAACGATAGTATCTGGAAATCAAACACTTTTGAACTCAACAGTGTATAGATTAGCGGAAACCAGCCCCATATACGGAACGCAGGGAACTATTTGGCCTGGATCCGCTCATATACAAAACAATAACTTTATGGTCGGCAACACTCACATTGAAGGCTCGCACCCCAATCTTGAGATAACACAGGTTCCAAATGTCAGAGTTAAAGATTTACGAATCATACGAACCATAGATTCTTTAAACTTTCGATATACAAAGATGAATAATAGCTATTTCTCTCCGATAACCTTGTCTCGGGGAAGCAATGGTAAAGTTAATGGCTCATTTACATTCAATATATTAAACTTCGCTAAAAACAACACTAGATTTGGAGGACTAATAGAAAATAATCAAACCCTCCTAACAGCCGTAAACATTAAGGATATAATCATCTACCAAAAATCATCCGGCTATGAAGCAGCAGGAAACTCTTTGACTCCTGGGCGCTCCCAAAAGTGTGGCTTAAAAGAGGACAGCAGATATAAGAGAGTGGCTAGTTTGAGAGACGGATGCTCTATCGTTGATAATATTCTAAATGACGGCAATCTAGGTCAAGTATTTTTTGTTGATCAGACAACAGAGGGCATAAACTCTGGTGTGGCTGAATACAAAGCAGAGATTATTCTTGAAGATAATACAAAAGAACTAATAGAAAGCTTATTGGCTCCACTCCGCACAAGTATGAGAAAGATTTCTTCGATTAGAGAGATTCCCGATTTACAATCATCCTATATGGAGATTATCAATGATTTTCTTTCTTCTGTACAAGTAATTCTTGGAGCCCAACCGTTCAGTACTTACTCAAGAAGACAGTGGAAGAAAAACTTATTAGCATTCATTAACAGATTTAATCCAAGTTATGGCTCGGATAAGCAGATGTTTTTATCTATTATGAATGACTACATTAGTAAGTTAGAGAGCATTCTGCATCCAAAGAAGAAAAAAGATGAAACCTTTAGCGTCGACTCGAAAATATACATGTCAACTCACGATCCAACATTGAGAGTAGAATATATTTTCGGGGAAGTATATTACTTTACGGGGACTAAAGATTTTGGATTAAACTATCTTGACGATAACGTGACAGAAGTTGCGCCGGCACTACCAAGCATCTCCTTTGCTGACTATACAACGCGCGCCAACAGTGAAGTATCAAAATATAATATAACGAATACTCAAGCTGATGTACTGAATCCATTTGGTTATTTAACTGCTAATAGCATAAACTTGTTACCTAACCCTTTAAGTATTAATACCAGAGATATATCTGTACAAACAGTTAGCGCGCTCCCACTGATAGAGTCACGAACTAATAAGGACAGGGTGTTTAAAGCTAATAAAAGCCAGAAAGCTTCAAGCGCTGTTGACAATATTCTCGCAGGACTAAATATCTCTGCCAGAAGAAACAAGAGACCCCTTAGAGAAATAGCCGGCTCAAAAAAGATGTTTAAAAGCATTATTGATGCAGAGGATTATCTCTCTTCTACATCTGACTTTATCTTTGAGAAAGGTTCAGGAACCACTCAATCTGGCTCAACGACCTCAAACGTTACAGCAACGCCGTCTGTTGATATATATTCAAACTCTCTAATAGGAAATATTGTAGAACAAAGTGTAACTTCCTTCGTTCCTGTTACAACAATAACAAACCAAGAGGCACTTGCAGGATCCCCAGCCTTACAGAAGTTTAATGAGGATAATACAGTCTTACAAAATGGCTCGGCTCTATCAAATGCTATAAACTATAACTCTGTGGCACAAGTTCAGTATTTAGATTCATATGATGTTACGGTAGGTGTGGCAAACCAAAACTGGAAACTACTAAATAAGGAAAAGTTTAGTAAAGCTAGCACAGAGGATAAGCCGCTTATGTGTAGATTGGTTAAAGTATCTGACGCCGTGGGAACTTCTGACATTTTAAACATGGAGCCTATGACTAGTATGTTTATTGTAGGAACGCCAAGTGTTTCTAATAACAAAAGAAGTATCTCGGGCAACACAAATAAAGTAAAGAGAAGCGTTGCAAACGAAATGCCCAGCATAGATTTGGATGATGTTGGGATCTTGTATTCAAAAAACATTACTTTGAGTCGATCAACCTCACGAAACACGCGCTCGACTTCACAGTCTAACCAAACCCGTGAACTATCTATAGAAACAAATACGGATTATTAGAATATGGCTATCATACAAGACAAATCATTAAAAGATCAGTTACTTCTAGTAGATTATCGATTGGATGGACCAAAGGACCGAGGCATCGATACCCCTAATACCGCCAGAGTTGATGGAAAGACTATAGATTTTCACCCAATGGTAAGAGATAACTGGGGAACTGCTGATTCTCTTAGAGGTCTTATGGCTTCATATTATACTGCGTACAATGGTTCTAATGGACCAGCGCTATATAACTATGAGAATTCACTATCGGGACTTGAAGATGGGGGGAATATTGCTGTTGGGGCTTTCGATGAGGATCCTGATGGAATAGGAAGATTAAATAAACAAGTTGCTGATCCCGCGGGAGGAGTCAACATAATCCTGTCGGCGTTATTTTTGGATGATGACCAATCCATATCGTTTACTAGAAAAGTGCGAGCTTGGAACTCTTACAATGCGGCACCTTATAGTTGGTATCGAGATAACTTTGAAGAGTATATAATAGGACCAAATGTTACGATTGTGGATCGTGTAACAGAAGAAGAGGCTACTTACGGAGGTCTCTTAAACGGAGGTCTTAATAGGGCTTACTTCGATCACACATCAAACTATTATTTATTTTCCCCAATCAAGAATGTAAGACAGGCATCTGGACTCACAACTAACGTAGAACCAGTCTATAACTATTATGTTAACTCAAATCCAGATTACGAAGATGTAGTAGAAAAGCTCCAAGAATACTTTATTCCAAATGCTTATTATCTTCAGTTAGAGCTTCAAAACACTTCATCAGAGTTTTTGGCACCTTATCATAGGATAGCCATAACGATGGATGGAATGATTCCTTGGTTTAATACAGCAGGGTTTGGTTCTGCTCTGGAAACAAATAGCGGCATATATTACAATCTCTACTCGGATAATATGACATCTATCCCGACAGGATTTGATCCGTCAATAGTAAAAAGCAACAATGGCGATACTGCTGTTTTGTATTCTGATTTAGCCGTTTTAAATGAGGATTCAATCATTGATGAAAGTTTGCCTTACTACAATAAGCTAACGATTGGGTTTGAGACAGACAGAACAACTGGGGATATTTCTAGTGACGCGTCCTTAATGACGCAACTGATTCAGAATGAGGATACTAAAGATTTTGTAGATATCTTACAAGCTTACGCGATTATTAAAGATAAAACAACCAATGCTAGTGCTCGCTTTTCAACACGAAAGAAAGTGGTATCAAATTCTACTACTGGGGACTTTGCATTTAGCACTTCCGATACGGATTACAAGGAGTTGTTCACCTTACACCCAGATAACCAAATCCTATTTACTGCCATGCTGGCACCAAATGGCAACAATATTGATGTTGATATTTCTGGGATCGCAGATGGTCCAAACAAGATTCAAGATAAATATGGGGTAAGGTTTCTTAGAGATTATTTTGGAAAAACCGGAGAAGGCGAGTTAGAGCTGGATATCGGGGCTGCTTATAATACATTTGGTTTCCTATCCGATGGTGACAAACTAGAATCATTTAAAAGAACACTCAAAGAAGTTTATGAAAATAAGTCTTGTGATACTGAAACTTTGTTATATATTGTAGAGAAGTATAGAGGCTCTGTGGAAGAAGGCTTATCAGAAGAACCAGTTCAGACATTTTATATATCACCAAAGTTTCTTCCCTCTCCTCCGGTAGATACAACCTATTATGACACTCAAATCAAATACGGTCAAAAATACACATATGTATTTAAGAAGGTTATATTAGTATTTGGAAATGAATATAAGTATAATAACGTTGAGTTTGATGATCCTCAGGTGATTTATGAATCTCAAGGAACTGGCGTCATATATGGACCAACTCAAGGATTTAACTTAGAGTTCGAAAATAAGATATCTATAAAAGCATTGGTCGTCCCGTATTCCTTTGAGGGATTGACTGTATCAGTTGTCGATAAGCCACCGGTATCCCCAGATATATCTTTTTATCCCGTAAAGGGCGTTAGAAATAAAGTTAAGATTTTATTAAACACAAATTTTGGTGACTTTTACGACAAGCCAGTTGAAATATTAGATTCAGATAGAGGGTATATAGAAGAAGAATATTTCGGACAGACTGGGGAAAACTTAACCTACAATCAGATTATTTCACAAAATAAAAAAATCAGGTATAAATCAGACGATATGATTGACCGGTATGAGTTATTCCGTATTAGCGAGAAACCGAAATCTTATAAAGACTTCAACAATAATGCTATCACGGTAGACCCTAATATAGGAACCCCGGGATACTTTGAAGATGCAATATCAACAAATCAGAAGTATTACTATTGCGCCCGGGCCGTAGATATTCACAATAATATATCAAACCCAACTTATATTTTTGAACTTGAAATGGTTGATAACAATGATCAAATCTATTTAAGACAGAGTGTTTTTGCTTTCAAAGCAAGCAAGCCAACGTATCTTAAGGATGGAAGAAGATTTATTTATATTGAACCAAGTTTTCAGCAAGTCGCTCTGGAGTCTGAAGTCAACCCTCCATCCAACATAGACGAAACCCCGGAAGACAGTATATTAGGGGTAGATGGGGTTAATAAAGTTTGGACCAAAACCTTCAAACTAAGAGTGACAAGTAAGAAGACTGGAAAGAAAATGGATCTTAACTTAACGTTTAAGAACCCCGGGGTCACAAATGCAAGTTAATAAAAACATTTCAATACTATTTATAGGAAGAGGATAATAATATGGGATTCTTAGACAACTCAGGTGACATTATCTTAGATGCTGTTTTAACAGATCTAGGAAGAAAAAGATTAGCAGAAGGAAATGGAAGATTTAACATTTCCAAGTTCGCTCTTGGCGATGATGAGATTGATTACGGACTGTACGACAAGAACAACACAAGCGGTTCTGCGTACTACGATATCAATATTCTTCAAACACCTGTTTTGGAATCATTTACTAATAATATGTCAAGTATGAAATCTAGATTACTTTCATACTCTCGCAACGATTTGTTATATCTTCCTGTGATACTAGCAAACACTAACTCTGATGCTCAACCATTCTATACAGGGCTAAATTCCTACGTTAACTTGGTCGACCAGACCACGGTTGATGCTTTGACAGGTGAAGGACGCTCCTTAGACAAGGGAATATTTAATGGTTTCAATCCGGCTCAGGGACTAAATCACGTTCAAGCTGATCAGGGATTAGATACGACCGAGCTTTCAAATGAGATTTCGTTAGTTGATGAGGATGATACACTAGTAGAGACGCAGTATTTTGTTCAGATTGATAATCGTCTTGGACAACTTCGCTCCACTACAGGCGTCACATCAGCACAAAGTATATCTCCCTCTTCTATTGATGATGATAATATTGCTACATACATCTTCTCTGTGTCAGACGGCACTGGAATCGTAAGCAACTTGGAGACTGGCGTTTCTTCTATCATCGACGGACCACGCGGTACTAGAATCCAGTTTAAGGTGGCAGCATCTTTGGATCTAAGGACAAGTGCTTTCTTGTTTAATCAACTCGGAAGTGCCGGCGCCTCAAGCATTACAAGCGGTGGCAATACTTTGCTAGCCGCAGATTATAAGTTTATCGATTCAACAGTTAGAATCTCTGGTGTTTCAACTGGTTACACACTTGATATTCCAATCCGGTTCGTTAAGAAAAACTAGTTAATAAAAGGATATTATAATGGCAACTTCATTTAAAGCGTTAGAGACAGCAAAAGACTCGGTAGTAACAAGAAACTTACTACATGAGGCAATACCGATTACGGGATCAATAGTATCCGGCACATATGCGGACAACAACATTAAGAACTTTTCACACGGAATGTTCCAGTCAGTTTATGATTACCCATACTTAAGTTCTTCGGCAAACCACATTTTTGATTTAACTTGTGGATATACTGCGACTTCTGGCTTGTCCGGCGCAGCATCGACCCAGAATGCTAAAAAGATTAACATCTACAATCAGATGGCTCAGGTGCTTGTCGGTTTTGATGAAAACAGTGCCGTTCGACCTTTTGACGAAGATGGCGATCTTACCGGTGGAACAAAGATTAATGAAGCTTATTTCATTAACTTTACGAGACTGCTTGCCAAAGATGAGGTTAAGAAGGGCTCTTTCACTTTGACAATGGGCGTCAGCGCATCGTCCGATGCGACTGCATATGTTAGCCCATTTAACGGAACAATTAGTTTAACAGATAAGAGTGGCTCAACCGGTTATAAGGTTAACTCCCCAGCGGGAGAGTATGGTATTTTATATGCAACAGGTTCGGCTTTAAATGCTTCTGCGGTTGATAGTTCTGGATATGTTCCGGCTGGTCTTCTATATTACCAAGCTGGCATTGCTGTTGTTACAGCCTCGATGTTTGGAGGCTTGCTTACAACACCAGTCAGTATGAGCACAACAGACCCAAGTGGTATTGATAGCTTTCTTAGCGGAACTACAATTGAAGGAAATGCGGATGGATTCCGTCATCGAGTTGAGAACATTTCTTTCAATAACACAACAGAGTTAAACTCCACGATTTATTTCTGCCGCGTGAATAACACAGACTTTAATTATTCATCAAACCAGACATATCTATCAGCGAGCAAGATGGTAGTGAAGACTAACTCTCAGGATCTTCCAGTATCTTACATAACATCAGTTGGTCTATACTCACCTGATAATGAGTTGCTGGCGGTTGCTAAGTTGTCTGAACCTTTGAAGAACGATCCATCAACAGAGCTTACTATTCGCGTGCGCTTGGATTACTAAAAACTGGCTCTCTTTGAGAGCAGATTCTCATTATGCCGTATTATCGTTTTAAACAAAATGAGATATTTAACAACACATTAAAGACATATCCAAGTGTTAAGTTTTTGGTATATAGTGGTTCATCTTACTATAATAGCGCTCCTAATATCTCTGGTGCTTTTGCCGATCCAATCAGACTAACTGATGCCGGCAAGGTATCTTTATACGAACTAAATATTGACAGAGCATCTACCTCAACCGGTCGCAAAATCGGAGAAGTTGATGATACAGGTCTTATTTTTCCTTTCGTTGTTAAGAACGGAACAAGAATAGATTTTAGAACTTCCACAGAAGCATCGTTTAACTCGGCATCATATGGAGATGTTATAGTAAGTTCCTACCCATTTGCTTCGGGGATCACAAAAGAATACTATGACACCTCAACTGCACGAGTAGGAACAGTCTCTTCTTTAACAAGCGGGTATGTATCTCACCTACGCGCTCTTAAAAATACTATCAATCACTATAACTATGTGAATACACACTTTGAATATTCATCATCATTGCATCAAAGAGATTTTGACACAGCCGAAGTTGGTCTAGTAAACATACCATCTATTTTTTATGGGTCTCAAATCAAAAAAGGATCGGTAAACCTAGAATACTACTTTACAGGAACCTTGATTGCGAGAGCACAAGACACCAATAGAGACGGAGTTCTGTATTCTACCTATGGAGCCGACTCCGGCAGCGCTGTTGGCTTGACACTCTACAACGAAGGCTTTGTCATACTGACAGGTTCTACGGCTCTAAACTCAAGCACAGACACATACAAGCCTGCTAGTGATAATCCAAAGTGGATATACTTTGCCCAGTCTATTTCCGGGTCAATCACAGCACCAAACTCTTCTTACATAATGGAAATGAGTGGAACGTCTTATACACAAACTCTTACGATGTTTGCGACAGCACAGAAGGGTGATTTAAACCACTCAAATAACCCAACATATGTTGAATATTCAACTGGGGATTTTGCGGCAACCAGTTCTCACGCATATCAAGAGTTGACGACAAGACAAATAAAGAATATAGTTAACTCTCCTTACCCTGACCCAACCGGATCATTTGAGAAAACAACATATATCTCAAAGATCGGCATCTACGATGAAGACAGAAACCTTATTGGAATCGCAAAAGTCGCAACACCAGTAAAGAAAACCGTAGAGCGAGACTTCACGTTTAAGATTAAGTTAGATATATAGCAAACTATTTAAAATATGATCCGCATCAAGATAATCAAAGAATCAAAATCTCTTCTTCAAGAACTTGATTACGAACAAGTTAAACAAAGATTTGATTCCAAGAAGTTTAAAAGGGCTGCAGCAAACCCTGGGCCCCGCGCTCCGATCCCTACATATGTCTCCCCACCATGGTCTCCTGAGGAGACGCAAGACCATTTGGCTAAACAAGTGCTGAATGCAGTCCCGGCAGATATTACGGAAAAAGACAAAGCAACTGCCCTTAACTGGCTAATATCCACAGCGATCGCAACTCGCTTTACTGGACTGGGACCTGAGATTCGCAGCCAACTTGAAACCTTCTTTCAGATTAAACAGCAAAAACTAGATCGTCTTCTTAATAAAAAAGATATTAACCAGGTTAAAGACTTCGCTGAGTTATATAACATTGTTAATAAGGCCCGCGGCCCCTACAAAGATCATCTAGCATCTAAGGTAAATCCAACGCAAGCAAAAGCAGGCGAAAAACTTATTCACTCTGACAACGAATGGGACGTTTATATTCCTGAAACGAAAGCAGCCGCTTGTTCTTTGGGCAAAGGCACCGAGTGGTGTACTGCTGCGCCAGGATTGGACTATTATGACCAGTACCACGAGCCAGACGATCCACTTATCATCTTCAAGCATAAAAAAGATTCCTCCAAAGACGTTCAGATCCACTTTGGAACAGAACAGTTTATGGATGTTACTGATGACGAGATTGGTGCTTTCATGGAGGCCAAACTTGTTCTCTTACTTAAGGGAAATAAGTTTCTTCCAGAAAAGATACTTAATATAGTTAACACTTATGATTACAAAGATTTAGGCGATGGACGCACTTTCATCAAGGCTGGCGCCGCTAAAGGTGAGTTTTGGCTTCTGAATGGCAAACTTCACCGTGAAGACGGCCCCGCGTCTGTATATGCTAGCGGCAACAAATCTTGGTATCTGAACGGCATACCTCATCGCGTCGATGGCCCTGCGGTTGAAGAAGCACATGGCTCCAAATATTGGTATCTAAACGGCAAACTTCACCGTGAAGGTGGACCTGCTATTGAACATCCCACCGGCCAAAAAGAATGGTATTTAAACGACAAACACCATCGCGTAGACGGTCCTGCTATTGAGAATGCATACAAAGGCCAAAATTCTTGGTATATAAAGGGCAAACACCTTGGCACCACCACCCGCGGCGACTCGCCCCCGCCCGCCTTCATCGCCGCAACCGGTGGAAAATCTTCTTTAAAACAGATCTTTAAAAAGTATCTTAAATAATATATCATTGGTAATGATTTTAGGACTAGACATTTCAACCAGTATTACTGGTATAA